GTGCTTAATGACGTGTTTGATTGCGTGGCTATCTCATCAACAGTCTTCCAGCCGTCAGATCTATAGGCTTCCAAGTCATCCACAGCGGCGTCTTTAAAAAAGCGGGCCCAAGCTTGTTGAAGCTTACTGGGGGTCTTGTTTTTCATACCGGAAGCCTCCACGGTTGACCATAATACCTCTCTACGATGTTAACTGTGCAGTGCTGCTCGTTATACTCGCCAAACACAAAACCTTGGCTCCATGCAAGCGTCTGCCGTTTAGTCGCAGCATAATCTGGAGTAAAGTCCCTAAGCATCCCGCAACCATACCCAGAAGCTCCAGCGATTGTTCTAGCTCTTTCGATACCAGTTCGATGAATGTGCCCCATAACAATCCTGCACCCAAAAGCCTCGGAGGTGTCCCTCAGGGCCGCTACGTTATGCAAGAATCCATGCAAAAACTTAGTGTCTCCAAGAGTTACGCAGGAACGAACTGTGTAGGGGTAGAGCTTGGCCTTCAATTTTCGTGCGCACTGGTCCAATTCATCCAAAACAGACTGCGCGGCTCTAGAAGCAAGAGCGTTAGGCGACGAAGACAACTCGCTAACACGAGCCTCGTGGTTTCCAAACAAAATGTGGTTAGGCCCTAGCTCATAAAGAAAAGCTACTCCAGCGTCCACATCATCAGAAATAGACCTAGCTCGGTCCTTCGAGTTCACGTCCGCCTGAGCACCTTTTCGAAGAGCGGCCAAATCGACAAAATCCCCAAGATGGAGGGTTGTGTGTGGTTTCCAAAGCTTTTTAAACTTTAGTATAGCGTCTCTGGCCTCAGGGTCTATGAAGTCTCCGTGCGAACAAGAACAAGCTAAGTATCTTTTGTAACTCATACAGTTTTTCTATACCCGTCGAACCACAATATGTGCGCAAGATTAACCGCGTCACGAGCTACAGTTAGCTCATCGTGATGTGGTTGTAAAGCGTGAAGTGACTCATGTATTAGAACCTCCAAGTGCTCCTCGCCAGTTAAGCGCTCGTCGATCTCTATTAAACCTAGATCAGAAATAAACTGCCCCCTAGCTTTTTCCTTACCCAGCTTTCGATAAGCTATTTGCAACTCGGGCGTAGGCTTCTTTTGCGATCGACTTCGCGTGCGCGATTTGTCTGGCTTTAAGGATTTGTCTAAGTGCTTGCTCATAAATCTTAACGCGAGGATCTTGTAGTTGTAGGGTTGCAGGGTGTGAGGCGTAATGCCCTAATATTTCGTTGTTCATACTTTTCTTGGGTGGATTCGAATAATGTCTTTAGCTAGAGACTTAGGGCGGATCTTCCTCCAAACACCGTCACCACTATCACTATCGCGCTGACCTTTCCCATTTGTGTTACCCTCAACGGTTACTAGATTTTTCCCATCGTCTTCCAATACAAATCCTACATGACTGAAATCAAATGTTACTATGTCTCCAGGCTGTGCAGAGTCTTTGTCGGTAAATATACTAGTGGTCTTGGTACGTTGTTTCGCCCATGAAGTTAAACCATAAGCCAAAGCTGTTTTTGGCCTCCACTCTTCAGGAGTGCGCGTTAGTTTAAGCCAGTCTAGCACATCTAGGTCTCTAAGCCACTCTCTTATGCAGTAATCTACATACGCGGCGCACCAAGGCCACGCACCGGGAGGCAAGTCGGTAGAAGACTGATACTCCCGAACTCTAGGACCTAAGTTATTGCCGCCTATTTCGATAACGCCTATCTCGGCTTGAGCTATAGATATTAGTTTATGAATCATAAGTTACATCGAAGTTAAGAACGCTAATACAGCTGCCGCTAATGACCCCGCTACCAATAATATAAAAAGCTGGTTAGGAGAGATCATCTGTTAACTCCCCTAATTTTTTCTAGCGTCCGAAGTGTCCCTAACCCAAGCATCCCTAGTAGTGTCGTCATAAGCATTTCTGTGGGCAGCTCAACAACTGGCGCTGGTTGTTTTGTGGTTAAGACATAAACCCAGCTAAAAAGTGGTTGCCCGAAGCATATCCAAGCAAAAGAAAATGCGCACACCCACCCAACAGCGGGTCGCCAGCCAGATACGAACAAGGAAGAATGCGAAGCTTCTGTTGTATTAGTTTGGCTTTGCTGTGTGGCTTCTTGTGCGGCGATTTCAAGGACTCTTAGCTGCCAAGCCTCTTTAGCCCTGTTTTTTGCGTCTGTGTCGGGAATAAATTTGTCGATAAGATCGACGCCCGACTTTATCATTGCTGGAATATCCCAAGTCATTTTCGTTCAAGAGTTCTTAATCTATTTTCGTGATCGTTGAGGAGGTTATCATGCCTCGCATCGGTAACTGCATTTTGTTCCATACGTATTAAAACTTGTTCAATCTTCTCAATGCGAGAATTGGCCGCTGTAAACTCCTCCTTTGTAACAAATTTTGTGCCTAGAAGGGCTACGCCGACAAGAGCTAGGAAAGTTCCGACTTTTAGCGCGTTGTCGAAAAGTTTGAAAAACTCGTCGGATTTTCTTCGATTGAATTCCTCAGGCATACTAGATTAAAACTGCTTGGTTAATTTTCTTCTTCAAGCGGGATTCCATGGCGTCCATACCGGAGGAGCTTGCGACTCCATACCCCGCAAAGGCCGCCTCAACTTGAGGTTGCAAGAACTGAACGAGGAAGCCCGTGTCGTGGACAATAGAACCCGTGTTGCTTGAAGTGTTGATGATGCTCACATTGTCATCGCGGAAAATGCGCCCCCCGTTGATGACCACATGGGAAGTTCCTGTGTTCTGGAACCGGAGCGGAGCGACTGCGGCATTGATCTGGTAGTTCATCCGGTCGATCGGTGTGATGGCACCAAAGAAATTGGCGATGCCTTGCGAAGTCGTCAGGAGATGGATGTAGTAATTGTAGATCGCCTGCGCGGTAACTTCATACGGTGCCGAGGCGTCACTCAAATCAATCTCAACATTCGTATAGTCGGGCGAAAGCGAGATGCCTGTAACGGCAGAGCCGTCGATATTGTTTGCAATATAGGTCGCGTCGTTTTCCTGCTCGGTGGCAAAGGTGAGCCCCCCGGCGGTGAGAATGCCGAGCGATTCGATGGGAGTTTTTGCCGTGAGGCCGCTTTGGTAGGCGGCGCGGAGGCTGATGGTATCGCCCACGGAGACGAGTGCGCCGAGGAGATCAAAGGTCTTTGAGAATCCGGCGCTGGCGAGGGTTTCGTTGGCGAGTTCTAGGTTTTTGGTTTCGTTGTAGAGGCGGACTCGGGTGCCAGCGATGAGGCTGGGGGAGGAGATGGTGGCGGGCTTGACGAAAAACTCGGCTTCGTAGGCGGGGTCGAGCGTGACATCGAGGGCCGCGCCTTGGAACGCGGCGGTGAATGTGTCGGTGGCCCCGGCGCGCTCGGCACGGACGACGGTGAGGCGGAACTGCACGCGGTTCTGCGAATCGGCGGGGAGCCCCGACAAGTCGCTGGAGAGGCTCGTGAGGGCGGAGGCTGGGATATATTCATCCTGTCCACTCCAGACATTCGAGGCGGGGGTGAATCCGGTGGTGGCGTTGATGAGCGGGGCGGCGCTCACGGAGGAGGAGGCGAAGACGGGCCAGAGAGTGCCGTTGGAGGTGGTGATGTCGCGGATGCGGATTTCGTTAGAGCCAATGGAATCCACGATGCCTGTGAGCGTGACGGTTTGGCCGCCGATGGTGCGGGCCTGCGTGACGGTGTGGCCTGCGGAGTAATTCGCGGTCTGGTTGGAGCCTGTGAGCCGCACGCCAAACATCCTGCGGGTGGCTGTGTAGGTGCCAGCGGGGCGGCGCATGGAGACACCGAGCGAGTAAGCGGCATCAAAGGTGGTCGCAGGGAGTGAGCTGTTTCCCGCATCGCGAAAGTGAAAATTTGTGATACCCGTGACTCCACCATAGCTGCGGGCCTCGTAGGTAGCGGAGTCGCCAGAGTTGCGAAGGAAAAGGCGCAAGCTGCTTTTTGTGAAAGCTGGGCCGACATTACCGCTGCCGAGCGCGAATGCCGTGCTGTTTTTCGCGTAAAACGGAGCGATCTGCACGCGGCCTGCGGTCTTGGCGACATTGCGATAAACCAGCATTGAGGGGGTATCGACGCCTGTGGTCAGCGAGAGGCCAAAAGCCGTCTCAGGCGTGGCGTGCTGGATGAGCACGCGATCTATGACGATATTCGAGGCCCCGTTGTAACTGTTCCCCGAGCCTCCGGTGAAGGAGGTGAGCGTATCGTGAGTCCAATTCGAGAAGACGGAATTTGAAGAGTCGGGGTCTGGAAAGATCACGCCGCCGCGATGCGCTCCGACGATTTGGAATTTATTGAAGCGGCTACCGGGGCCGCGATCCAGAATGACGGTCGAAGTCGCGGCGAGCGCCACGGTTCCGGTGCCAGTGGGCGCGGTGGAGTTTGCCGTGAAGGTGCCGCCGACCGCAGGAGTGCCCGAGTAGCCGATCGCCTGCCACTGCGCGGTCGTGGTGGTGCCGAGAGATTTAATGGCATAAACATGGCTGGCACGGAGGCCATCGGTGATCGGGAAAGTCGGACCCTCGCCGACATACCATGTGCAGTCATTGAATGTGTTGCCGTAGGCCGTGGATTCACTGCCGAGGATGACGCTGTAACCCCCGAGCACGGCGAGGTCGTTGAGGTTGGAGATTCTCTGGAAGAGGTTGCCGCCGTAACCGGGCTGGAGGGACATGGCGTAGCCCGTGCTGTTGTTGACCTGCGTAGTGTAAAACTTCGGCGAGATTTGCATCGTGTCGAAAGAGCTATTGGAGACCGACATCGAGACAGAGACGGGTGCGGCATACCGCACATCGTTGATCGTGCTGCCGCTGCCCCCGAAACCGATCCCGCCTTGGCCCGTGGTGGCGTTGGTCAGCGCACAGGCGAAGAGGACTTTCTCTACATTCATCACCCCGGCTGGCTGGGCTGAAAAAACGCTGGAAGTATTTTTGCCTGTGAAGATGCAGTTTTTGAAAACGATATTGACGCACGCGAAGCAATCGAGCGAAGCGTTCTCGCACAAGAATGCGGTGCCTGTCATGGTGATGGTGCCGGGTGCGCGCCGCCAATTCAGTGTGCCGCTTCCGCCGCCGTGGCGCACCCCGCAGTTGCGGAGCGTAAGTTCCTGCGTGTTGCTGTTGTTCGACATGCTATCGAACCGAGCGATCGAGGTGTAGTTGAACTCCGTGGGGCCAGAGAAAGTCATCCCTGTGGAGCCGCCTGCATCGCGGATTTGGATATTCGGAATCGTGATCGCGGCCCCGGCTGACGGCGCGCTGCGGAAGGTGATCGTGTTCGCCACCGTGTCGTGCGTGAAATGGTCTTGGTAGGCCGTGACGAGATTTGTGAAAGAATCCACCTCGGCGTAGGTGCGGAGGTAGGATGTGCCGTCGCGGAAAGTGTCGCCGCGAGCGACCCAGCACACGCTGATGTTATCGTATTTCGAGCCGCCCGCGCCTGTGGGCAGCGCAAAGGTGGCCGTGCTGCCATCCCCCGTGCCGATCTGGATAGGTGCGCCAAAAGCGCGAAGCTCGCCGTCTACACTCACAGGGATCGAGCCTGTGACATTCACGAAAATCGGAGTGGTGGTGGAGGGGTTATTGACTACAACCTTACCGCCCGTGCCAGTGAAACTAATACCTGCGATATTAACGGTGTTTGTGTCGATCGTGAGAGTGGCGAGCGAGTCCACGCTAATTGTGTCGCCATTGGCGATCGTAAGCGTGCTGTAATTAGTATCCGTTGTAACTGAGATATTAGCCATAAATTAAAGCGAGTAAGAGCGAGTCATGGTGGCGATGTCGCCTGACCCGTTGTAAGAAATTGTTTTAGTAAGAGAGACGCCGGAATTTTGGCGATCGGTGGTAAGGACCTGGGTGATATTTCCCGAGGCGTTGTAAGTGAATGCGCGTGAGTAAAGGTGCGTGGCCTTCGCGCTAGTGGCATACACCTCGATGGCCGAGACATCCCCGCCCGCCGTATAGCCGACCTCGTGGTAGTAGGTGGCTCTGGCAGAGTTAAACATCTCATCAAGGTCATTGATGGTGCTTGAAGCGGGGACATCGTCGAGCGTAGCTAAAGTGCCATTTTTGTCAGGGAGTGATAATACCCTGTTGACTGAACTAAGGGGTAAAAGTGAAGTGGAAACTCCAGACCCGTTAGTTACCACAACACTTCCAGAGTCTGACACCTCAAAGTCAGAAACTCTGTTTACCGAAAAAAGCTGATCGTGGTAGTGGGCAGATAGCCCCCCAATCTCAACAACAAGTCCAGAACTAGGGTTCTTTCCGTAAAGTTTCTTATCAGTATAATTAATGGCTATCTCTCCAGAGGATAGATCGCCAGCTTCAGGCACTTTGCCCTGCTGTACAGACTTTTTAGGTACTATTTTAGTAGAAGCCATTTATAGAAATGGCCCGCCTCAGGTAGTAAATACCTGAAGCGGGTAAATATTGAACATTAATAATTTCCGCCGTCAATAATAAAGTTTTCGATGTACGGAACCCCGAAATTATTATTGACCCCAACGAGGTTTCCATTTGCCTTTAAAGCAATCGGAGACCCGGAGTCAGTGAATTGTCCCCCTCCAGACGAGATATTAAATGTCCCGTAAGACTGAACCGCAGCTGAATTACAAGCCTGGTTCAACCGCACCTCTCCGCCGTTGGTTACCTCAAAATCAGGAGAGTTGAATACTCCCGCAGAAGACAATTTAAAAGCGCCTCGGTGATTTATGTTTTCGATGTAGGGGGTGGCTCCACTATCATCAACGCCTACAAGCTTTGCCCCAGAACCGCCGATGTAAACAGCCTGGTTGCTAAAATCAACTCTGCTGGTGTTAACAACAAAGTTCTCGTTACAAGAAGACAGCCTGCCAGCCACATCGACATTACCGTTTACTTTAGTGGCCCCGGCAGATGTAGAGGCTAGGTCAATGTTTTGCGTCTTGAGCTCTACGTTAGAAACTCTAGACTTGAAAGCAGTCGCCAACGCAACAGTGTAGCCTGTGTTTTCATCCCCAGTTACGGTAACTTCGTTATCAGTTCCGCTAACCACAACGTCAACGTTGTCAAGTTTTTGCCAACCGCTCTGAGACGTCATAACAAAAGCGTCTCCAACTTTGGCAAACCAAGAGCCGCCGTTCCCATCTTCAAAGGCAAGAGCCTCGCCATTCTGGGACGGGACGAAATCTACCAGATAATACGCTCCAGCGTTTTGATCGGGGAGATCTTGCAATCGGTTGCCTGGGGCGTTTGAAAACTGGCCTACAGTTCCTTTATAGCGGAAAACGCTCCCTAAAGCGGCCACTTTGTCGTCCACATATTTTTTACGGGCCGCGTCGTTATCGTTAGCGGGCTCGCCAAGGCCGCGAACCGCGCCGTAGCCCGAAGTCCCCAGTTCAATTATGCCAGAGCCAATCGAAAGATCAAGCGTGCTACTTACATACACGGGATTTACGCCGTTGCCTTTAAGGCCCCAAGTAAACTCAGTCGGACCCACAAACTTGTTAGTCAAGTTAGGGTCAGTGGACTCGATCCCTGTAAATATGCCTGTCGAAGCCGAAGACTGCCCAATAGCGGTTCCATCAATAGTCCCTCCAGTAATAGCTACACTATCAGCGTCTTGAGTAGACATTGTGCCGAGAGTGTCTGTAACAGCTTCAATGGCGTCCGCTACAAAAGTCTTAGTAGCAAAAGTGCCTTCACCAGCGATAATCACATTGCTAACGGATACTCCGTCATCAATACCTAGATACAGGTTCTGGTTGCTTTGATCGATAGCAAACTCGCCAGCAGAAAGCGTTGAGCTTGGGGCTGTAGAGCCACGTTTTATTTTAATTAGAGGACTAGCCATGGTGTATTATTGTCTATTAGTAGGTTAGGGTTTTCATTTAAAATGCCCCCGCGTCAACTTCGGTTATTGCCTCGTTAACAGCAGGGACAAAATCTTCTATGTCTGAGGAGCTCAATGGAGGTAGAACAAAAGGCGTTGCTATAGACTCCCAAGCATACCCGTTCCATTTCCAGTGTTTTCCTGAAAAACTATACGACTGATTCATAACTGGGTTATTTGGAAAGTCAATAGTCATAATGGTAAATGTATCACAAAAAATTAAGCTGACAAAGCGGATAATCCCCATTTTCGAACAAGGTACTGATTTATTAAAGTGATTTCGTCCCCCCTAAATAAAAAATCTCGCTGAAAAAGCCCCACTTCAGCAACATTCCCTGCCATGAACTCTCTCGTTGAGCTGTTTACAGCTATGTCATTTAAAGATGTGTACAAAGTTCCGTCATGCTTGCACGGGGCCCCAACGCAAAAAGGCATGTTAGGCACCCAATTTCCTTTATTGTCGGTAGCTGTGGTAGTCATGGCAGCTCGTCCATGAACGTACAAACCGTTAGTCATAGTGCCTGTGGAGACCCGTTGCAAATTAAGCATATAAATTCTATATGCGGTTGAAAAATTAGCTATAGTATCATAGCCATTAAATAAACCATTAGTCCAGTAAGCCCCATAGACGTAGTTATTATTGTCTTTACCAATATAATATCGCCCAACACCGTTGGTCGTCCCAGTAGGGTAATTCAAATGACCAAATTTCCCAGAAATAAAAGACACTCTTCCAGAACTTCCGCCGCTGTCTAAGCTACAAACAACGTACATAAGAAGGCTGTTAGTGCCTAAATTAAACTTAGTAAAATCAGCGCAGTACAAATAGTCTCTACTAAACCGTATAGTGGGCTTTCCGTTTAACGACACGCCGACAGAAGGGCGTAGCTCGGGGACCCCCTGAATGAGTTCAGTACCCCTTCCAGTGGTCACATCTGCCCAACTAGAGACAGCACCTGCAGACGCGGTGACCCCCACAGACGAGTCTAAAAGCAAAACTAGCCCAGGTATGTTGTTGGGGGAGCTCTGGTAAGTCTTAAACCTGTTTCTAGAGTGTATGGAGGTCCCCGCGCTCATGGATAGTAATTTTGACCAATCAAAGAACCAAAATACGTAACACCCCCATCATGGGTGAAAAACGACAAATTATCAGTTCTATTAGCAGTCCAAGTCAGCACTGGAACGATATTTTGGTCCCATCGTACAGAAGCAGGCCAGGTAACACTATACTGAGTGCCGTTGCCTTTAAGCTGAACTATAAAAGAACAAACAGTTCCAGAAGCCGGGGGGTTAACAAAAGAAACTGTTACAGCGGAAGTAACAGTTGAGACAAACACAGAAGAAGAACTTAAATCCAAACTCAAAGCGCCAGCTGATATTACGGAGTTTGACCTAGAAACTATAATAGACTTGCCCTGAGATCCTTGAGAGCCTTGAACGCCTTGTGTGCCTTGGCTTCCAACTCCGCCCTGCACGCCTACAGAACCCTGCTGTCCGACAGAACCTTGCGACCCAGTACTGCCTTGGCTGCCTGTAGAGCCTTGCGACCCAACAGACCCTTGTAACCCATTAGAACCTTGGCGGCCTTGGGCTCCTTGAGCGCCTACATCTCCTTGAAACCCTTGGTTTCCCTGCCGTCCTTGAGAGCCTTGAGCCCCGACTACACCTTGGTTACCTACAGTTCCTTGCACGCCGACAGAACCTTGTTGACCAACAGAGCCTTGAAGCCCTGTGCTGCCTTGAGCCCCGACTACACCTTGGTTACCTACAGTTCCTTGCACGCCGACAGAACCTTGTTGACCAACAGAGCCTTGAAGCCCTGTGCTGCCTTGAGCCCCGACTACGCCTTGGCTGCCGACGGCTCCTTGCGTGCCGACGGAGCCCTGAGGCCCAGAAAAACCTTGGTTACCTTGAGCGCCCTGAAAACCTAAATTGCCTTGTTCGCCTTGGTTTCCCTGCCGTCCTTGAGAGCCTTGTGAACCTATACCGCCTTGATTGCCTGCTGGGCCTTGCACGCCGACAGAACCTTGTTGACCAACAGAGCCTTGAAGCCCTGTGCTGCCTTGAGCCCCTACTACGCCTTGGCTGCCGACGGCTCCTTGCGTGCCAACGGAGCCCTGAGGCCCAGAAGACCCTTGGTTTCCTTGAGAACCTTGCACTCCAACGGAGCCCTGACTGCCTACGGCACCTTGCGTGCCGACGGAGCCCTGAGGCCCAGAAAAACCTTGGTTACCTTGAGCGCCCTGAAAACCTAAATTGCCTTGTTCGCCTTGGTTTCCCTGCCGTCCTTGAGAGCCTTGTGAACCTATACCGCCTTGATTGCCTGCTGGGCCTTGCACCCCAACAAAACCCTGCGGCCCATGAAGTCCTTGGCTTCCTTGGGAACCCTGCGCGCCTACAAAACCTTGCAAACCAGAAATTCCTTGAGGGCCTGCCGTACCTTGGAAACCTTGAAACCCGTTAGTTCCGTTAACCCCAGAAGCTCCTTGGCTGCCTTGCAACCCCTGAGAGCCCTGTAGTCCTTGAGGGCCCGAAGAACCTTGAAACCCCTGCCCTTGGTATCCTTGAGCTCCAGACCCGCCTTGATCACCTTGGCTCCCCTGGCGTCCTTGAGCGCCCTGAGCTCCAGTAATGCCTTGAGTCCCGACAAGCCCCTGCAGCCCAACAGAACCTTGCAGGCCCTGGAACCCTTGAAAGCCAGCTCCAGTTTCGCCTTGGTAGCCTTGCTGCCCAAAACTACCTTGGTCTCCTTGCACGCCATCTGATCCTTGGTCTCCCTGAAATCCCTGCGCCCCCTGACTTCCCTGCGCCCCTTGAACGCCGAGATCTCCTTGAAAACCCTGATCTCCCTGGGGGCCTTGGTAACCTTGGTCTCCCTGTGCTCCTTGTACGCCGAGATCTCCTTGAAAACCCTGATCTCCTTGGGGGCCTTGGTAACCTTGGTCTCCCTGTGCTCCTTGTACGCCGAGATCTCCTTGAAAACCCTGATCTCCTTGGGCTCCTTGCGGCCCCGGCACACCTGGCACGCCCTGGTCTCCTTGAGCTCCCCCACTTGGGCCTTGTAGCCCTTGAGAACCCTGAACTCCTTGAGCGCCTCCTCCACCACCAACACCAGTTAGCTCCACCCAAAAAGAATCAACCCAATCGTAAATTCTACCATCACTTGTATTTACCCACCTTAGACCTTGATACGGGTTCTCCGGTGCGGTGGGGCCAAAAACTACACTTGCGTTACCGCCGCCACCGCCTCCTCCAGATATTTCTTCTACAGACCCATCAGGCGCTACAGTTTTAAAGACGCCATCAGCCCCATAAAACAACTTCACTCCTGTAGTTGGGGGTGACGGGCTAGTGCTAGGCACTCCAAACTGTATAGATTTTACAGGCATAGTTACATAAACTCGATGCCAGAAAGCCGATTACTTATGGCTTGGAATGTCCTTAGAGGGGACATCCAATTAACATTGCTTACCCCAGCTTCGGCTTCAGATTGAGTTGCTAAAGAGCTTACAGAAACAGTAGGCCCTGGGTTTCCGGAAATGAAACTACGTCGCGAGATCGAAGCTTTTATAGGGAGACAAGATACCTCCTCTTCATCACTAACTAAAGTCACCTCTAAAGAAGCGTTTATAACTTTAGTTTTTACTCTGGCGTTAGACTCAATTGAGTCTAAAAGATCGTCGACCTCCTGAGTGTTTAAGTTTAGTTCCCCAAAGTATTCGCTATTCCCAACAGAAACAATAGGAATTAGCCCTAAAGCAAGATAATCGGAGTTAGGCAACTTAGATTGCTTAACAGCAATAGCTAGATTCCCGTCAACTCTGTAGTTGGAATTGTACTTACGTAAAGAAATCTTAATTGGGTATTTGTCCGGAAACGACAAAGGGAAAGAAGATACCTTGCCACCTTCGTCAGCATCCAAAATAGTTCGCTCATCTAGATCAAAAACCCAGTTCATTAAATTACGGAGTTACGACCGCTATTTCATGCTTTTAGAAGCCCCCTTTTCGATAGCCATCAAAAAACCTTCTCCTGGAGGAATCTCATTCTCACCAGTTTCAGTCTGGTTTTCGGCTTCAGACTCAGCTGAGCTTTCGTTTTCGGCTTCCTCATCGTATTCAGAGTTTGCCACAGGTACTCCATCAACAGCGCTAAGCGTCAATAGCCCGTCACCACCCATTACAACAGTGGCCATTACTTCAAAAGGCTGACCGGGTTTAGAGTCCTCTGGAGCCGAAAAACCATTAGGAGCGGGAAAAGAAATAGAACTTTTCATATAATTTATGCTAGGCTTGGCCAGCCCCGCGTTTAACGAGGCTGGCCGTTCATGCCAGAGCAGCTACTTATTAGCAGCTGAGGAGTCCGAGCGAGGAATCGCAACGTGCGTGACGAATCACATAGCCCCATTCAGGGAACACGGGCTTACTTCCAGAGCTAAGAACAGCGCGGAAATATCCGATGGTGCCGTCAGGATTGTCGGCAGTGTCACGGATGTTGAGCCACTTAAACTCGCCCATGTACGAGACAGGGTCGAACTTAGTGTTGCCGCCAGGAGCGGTGATTGGGGCGGGAATCATGCACTCCAACACATCAGTGTGGAACACGAAGGTATCTTCGTACGTAGCAGTAAGGTAGTCAGGATTGATGTCCCAACGGCCGGAACCAGTATTAAAGGTGCCAGTAGTGCTACGAACGTAATGCGGAACACGGACCCAGGCGCTGCCACTCCAGTTCCAACGAGGTGCGAAGTCGTCGATGAGGTGGTAGAAGCCCTTGTAGGCGCGCTCAACGCCAAGAGGAGCGAGGAGCTCGCTAACCTTGGTGCTGTAGCGGTAGTCTTCGCGAACAGCGGTGTTCTCAAGAATGAGGCCGTTGCTCTGCTCCGAGCTAGTGATGATGGCGAACTGAGGACGGCCATTCTCGCGGCCGAAAGGATTGTTGCCAGCACCATCGCGAATGAGGCGCATATACAAGCGATCAAGGATGCCCTGAGTCAAGCGGCTAGGAGCAGCTCCAACGGGAACGTTGGGGAAGTTGCCGCCAGTGCCGAACACCAACTGCGCCGTCGTAGAAACAGTGACAGGAAGCACTTTGTTTTCAGCCAAGCGGCTGTATTCACTACGATAACGCTCAATCCACGCATAGCTTGTATTCTCAGTGAGGATACGGAAGATGTTGGAGAGTTGCTCTTTGCGCTTCATAGTGAAGCGAAGGTCGTTTACGCAAATCTTCGGAGACTCGATAGCAGTCTGCTGAAGGTTGAAGTTACGAAGGGTCTGAGCGAACTCAACTACAGTGGCAGAAGGAACGCAGTTAGAGCCCGAGCCAGTATTGAAACCTACATCAGACCACGCCTGAGCTGCAGTAGGAAGCGAACGCTGATAGGTCATCACGGAAATGGAAGTGCCCATCTCATCAGGCCATGTAGCTTTTTTGCAAAGCTTAAGCCAAGGTGACGTGTTAAGGGATTTATGGTAAATGTCAGGACCGATACGGTTAGCCTCATTCACCAAAAGATGATCAATATCGAAAGGCATAAATTACTTTCTTGGTTGAATTTTGGGTTGGGTTGTTGTTTCCCTTCCCGAGCCAAGGAAGGGCCCCTTGCGGGGCGTTAAGCTCTTTGAATTGTCCTGAATATTTAGCGGTATCCAGACCGCGATAGCAAAATAAGTAAAGACATAATGATGTCAATACTTTTTTTACATGACGAAATGTTTTTCTATGGAGTCCAAAAAACTTAACGTAGAATCAACATCTTTAGGTTTAGAGTCGCTTCCAACTCCAGCGCCAGGGGTGGCTTTCTGATATTTCTTCAAAGCGTTTTTAAGCTCAGATACTTCTGAAGATAAAGCTTTGTTTTTTTTAATAACTTCTGGGAGTACCGCGCCGGAGTACGCTGCAAAAGCCTTGTGCTCATTAGAAAGCTTGTCAAAATTAACGTTAGAAACCTGAGAAACCACTTCAGATTCAAACTTAGACCTCTCCTCTGCAGATTCCGGCATTGGTATTTTGCTTTTAAACGTCTCCCAAACAGATTTAACAGAATCCCCCCACGCAGCTTTCGACTCTTCGGATTTTTTGCTTTCTTGGAGCTGCAAAGCTTTATCTCTAGCAGCTAAAGCTTCAGAAGCCCTCGCTCTAAGAGTATCTCTCTGTTCAATTACAGCAGCATAGTCATCCCCTAACTGATATAAGCTAAACCTGTCGCGCTCAGAAAAATTACCGGCCAAATCGGAGATCATTTGCCCCTGCTTCTTATGGTTTGGCTCTTCAAGCACGTTCAAAATAGCTCTCTCAGAAATGTCGTACTCCTTAGAAAGTTCTTCCACAACGCCTAGAATAGCCGCCATTGGTGCGACAACAGACTCTTTGTACTCCTGCGTCGCCTCAAACCTAGAAATGGCCAACTCCTTTTCATACTCAGAGATCTTCAACTCTTTTTCGGACAACGCAGATTTTAGTTTTTCAGGATCCTCCAAAGTCTCAGATTTAGCGCTTTCTAGCTGCGTGATTTTAGCTTCTAATTCCGCTACTCTGGCTCGTGCTGCTTTGGCTTCTGCTTTAATCTCTTTAAACCTAGCCCCAGCGTTGGCTGTCATAGACTTAGTTTCGTCTTCGACCTCTTTAACAGTAGACTCGTCAGTTTTATCCTCCTCACTAGACGGCTCTTCCTCAGCGTTATCTTCAGGCTTTTGATCGTCAGAGGCCTCGGCCTCTTCAAAAGCTTTATCTAAAGCTGCAAACCAAGACGGCTCATACTCACTGTTAGGCTCAGGAGAGGTCGTTTCCCCCAAACTGTTTTGTTGAGTTTCTGTAGCTTGGCTGTCTTGGTGTGTTTGTGCATCCGAAGATGGTTCTGTATCTGGCATGATTTATTTTTGGTTTGTTGGTTTAACGTGGCCCCAAGGTTCCGAAAAACCAAGGGGCTTGGTTGGCTCTTTTGTAAGCGCTTTTAAATTCCGGTAAAACCGGAAATACCCTTCTCTAGCGGACCCGCTAAGAGCCGCTTGATGTAGTATGTCTACTGCTCCTACAAAGTGATTAGGTATGTCTGTCTCCATCGAGAGGCAAACCTCTAAAGCTTGTTTCAGCGGCTCTTCGTTAAGAATATCTGCTAATTTAGTTCGAAGAGACTCATTACGGTCCCAATCTGCTTTTGTCGTCATGTGACTTGAATATTACACCCCAGACGCAATCTCTTGAGCTTTATCGGCGTCTTTAAAAGCCCGTTCTTGAGCCGCATCAGCCATACGAATCTGGCGTTTGGTGTCCGCTTCTTCCATCATAAGCCTCTGCTTAACTCTGCTTTCTTCTATCTTAGAAGCTAGAGCCGATTGCTGGTCAGAATTACCAGGCTCAGAAGCTACATTAGCCGACTGCTCATTTAATTTCTGAACATGCTTAGCGCCATTAGTGACGACTTCAGTTAATTGAGACAAAATCTTTCTATTTGCAGCTGCTTCTTCAGTTACTGTTGGGTCTGCAGATTGGGCTTCGATATGTAAAGTTGCGTGCTCTAGCAAGGCAACCAACCCCGGAATCACGGTGGCTATGTCGGAAGCGCCCTCATTCAAACCGTTAACTCCTTGAGACAGGGCAGCGATATGGCTCTTAGCATGTACAGTGTGGTTATCGTTAGGGTAGGTAGGCAGCTGGGTCCCAGCCATCAATGTGTTATTCTCAAGATTAGCAAACTTCTCGTCCATCAAAGGTCGGCTTTCAGAAGTAGGTTTCTGTACGTACCTGTCGGAGTTAGCGTAACCGATCCTAGCCGCCACCCTATCCCTCAAAAGATTCTGTCTGCCAAACTCGTCAAACGCCGGGGCTATCTGGCTAAACTCATCAAAAGTTAACTGACGCATCTGCTCGCTTCCAGCGCCTATGGCTCTTACAGCGGTTACACGAGCCAGATCTACCTGATATATCGCCTCCAAAGGCACCCCTCGCTCAAAACAGCGCTTTTTAAACTCTCTAACAGAGTCTCCTCCTGGCTCAGAAGGGTAGTAATCCCTACGGCATACACGACGAACAACCTCTCTAAATAATCGCTCTAGAGGGTCGTAGAATAAAGAAAGCGCGGAAGTGCTAAGCCTAGCTCTGTCACTTTGTTGAGATTGTATTTCGTATTTAGTTTTTTGGCGTGTGTCAACTTCTGTAGCGGAAGCCTGGTATCCGCTTGTACGATTCGTAATCAACCTAGACATGTCTTGTAACACAGGAAGAACACTGGTAGACATGTTAGGGATAGACCGCTCTTGGATCTCAACCCCAGGAGACAATATGCTGTACGGTCCAAAATAAGACAACTGCAAATTCTGGAGAGCGTCTTCGTTGGCTGGTTGAAGTATGACGCTGCTGCTAAGAAGCGCTCCGTCGACCATCTGGCACCTTAGCCTATTACTGGTTTGTATTTCAGTAAATATCTTAGCGCCTAAACCTCGTATACTGTGGTACTGGCCGTTAACCCCTACGCCATATGTAAATATTGTAAACGCCTGCTCCATACGAGAAAACTTCCCAACTCTGCGATACAAAAAGTCTTCTTTATCAGTAGCGTCATCTCGAAGGATAATAGAATGAGTAACAGTCCCGTCGAACTCTACATTCCAAATATGCACAACTTTAATTTCAGACGATGTAGCCACGCCAACATATAGATCGTTGCTTTTCATCTCCCTAACAATAGCCTCCCAGTCAGTAGAGTGCCCGCCAGAAGCAGGGGAGTTGGAGACAGCGTCCTTGATAGCTTTCTTAACCGCACTAACGTTCCACCCTAACTCTAAAGCCTTCTGCTCGTCTTCTATAAAACGGTACAACTGCTGAGCCTGCATAACTCTAGAACAACACGCTACCTCTATCTCAGACTCACTAGCTAAAGTCTTACGGGGAATCAGAAAATCGCTCCACCCACCGACGCGCCAACGCCAGTCCAAGTCAGACTCAAAATACGTAAAACCGACGCCGTGCGCTACAAAATGTGTAGCTAGCCTTAACCAGTTAGGTGTGTACGAGTTCCACCCACGGAGCATACGAGTAATCTCTTCACTAATAGTGTCTTCGTAATCCAACCTCTCTTGAGGGTCGCCAAACTTGGTCTTGAAGTTTATCAAAACCTCGACACTGGAAAGCAAATCAACATACCCAGACAAAGCAGACTCCAGTAGTGCGTCAGCTTCCCCAAAGTTAACATTAGCTCTAGCGGCCTGTCCAGTAGCCCTCAGCTCAGCATCATCGTAAGGAGGGGCCCCGGCAAACATTTCATCTATAGCCGCCCTGTTTCTAGCAGACTGCTCGTCAGCTTTTAAAAGCCTGTGGTAGATCTCCCTCGCACTCTTTGCATCTTTGATGCGAGTTCTAGGGGGAGTCCCACTATCATCAAGCGTCTCCAAAAGAAGGTCGTTTGTAGAAGAAGACATAAACGCCAATCACTCTACGGCGGCTTTTTCAGGTTGTTCTTCGGCTTTCACCGAACGTTTCACCGAAAGTTTCACCGAACGTTTCACCGAACTTTCCGTAGGCTCCAGAACAAATTCTTTTAAGGCTCCGTGGTACAATACAGAAGAAGGTTTAACATCGCCATCTACTTGAATTAAAGAAGTGTTGTGAGCCATAGGAACTATTTCGTTTTGGCAGAATACCTCATAATTGATGGGGAACATCGGGGAGTGTGCCGCCAAAGAAGAGTTAGGGAGGTAGTCTTGAGAGTATACTGCGGACCTGACTAAGTGTTGCCCTTCCTTATACGTAGCTCCATCAGCAGATACTAGCTCAGTGTCCACAAGCGCCCCCAAGAAAGGCATTTTAGCTAAGTTATACTCGGACTCTAAAGAGTCCAGCCAACCCGACTTCAACGGCGTAGCCTGAGCTCCAAACCAAAGCCAGGGGGCCGCGCTATTAGCAACATACTTCAAGTAATGCGCAGAGTTAAACCAACAAAAATTGATGTCTAGTGGGGGGATGGAAGGGCCGTCTTGGCTGAAAACATAAGCGGAGACTTTAGAAAAAAGATTCTGGACCTTGTCAAACACGACTTTAAGGTTAGCCTCGTCGGACGGCTTGGCTACAACTACAGCTTCGTGGTTTTGATACGGCCCAAATTTGATAAGGGCCTCCAAACCTTTTTCTGTGACAGCGTCTTCGCTGGATGCGGGAATTACAATGATCATGGATGGTATGTTAAACAGATATTATTGAACTGCACTTCAGCAACTGTCAAATTTTTTTTATCTTAACAAGGTTTTAGGCAAGTTGGCGCGATTCAATCGGCTAAATAGGCCCCCTAAATTGCGAGCAGTTGGACTGTTTTTAGTTTCAGACTTTCTATCCGCCCCAAACCCAAACTTTTCGCGACACAACGCCACTAACATTAACGCAGCGTCGGCCTCATCGGGGGATTTCCCAATCCTCATTTTCATATCTGGCTTAGGCTCAGCTACCAATCTCATGTTAGACCCTTTTTTAGTGGAATAAGTCCTAGCGCATAACTCTCTAGCGAGGGTAGCTGTAACTCCGCGTATCTGCCCCGTCCTCATCAGTTCTTTAGCGCCGAACCAGATCTCAGTGACTCTGTTAGCGTATCGCTCGTTTGAAGGTGTGGGGTCAGAAACACTAGCTGGGAGTTCGCTAGCTTGACCGCCGAAATCAATTCGAACCACCCTATTAGACCACTCTCTAGCCACAATGTCCCCAAAAGGCTTCCCGGCCCCGCTGGCGTCAAAACAAGCATTTTCAGGAGCCACACCATTACTGATGCAGCGGTCTCTAAAAGTTTGCACTATTTGAAAGGATCTAGGTACTGAAGTCTTGGTTACGTCCTCACGTAAAAACTCAACTCGGTCGAAACACAAAGTTTTCAGCCCGTCTCCATTCTCTCCGTACCACCCAAAATAAAGAGCCGTTCGATCGCCGCCATTTGTAAAAGCCGGGTCTAAAGCAGCAATCTTAACCGGAGGGGTCAGCCAGATCGCGGGTTGATCCGCTTTAAATTTTATAATGTCCGCTTCGGAATATATCCCATCAGCCGCACCAGTGGGGCTCCAGTAGCCGCGAATCATTCGCCAATACGCGTTAGAGTTTTCACCCAAAGATTCTCTTTGCTGCTCCAGAAAATCTGCAGTGATCAGCCACGGATACAGCGTCGAACCAGCAGAAATGTTAGGGCTCTTTTCGCCGTCCAACCTCAAACACTTCCCCCGGTCAGTCTCCCATTCCTCGCTCTCTGAGTTTATCGAGGCCCAGCCAGCTTTAGGTTTTGCGAAGACGCCAAAAGCGTCGTAGTAGCTTGCAGGGTTTCCGAGACCGACCATCTGAAACCAAGGATTCACCGCCAAGTTGGAATACGCCGCTCCAACAACAGACTCGCCCAACTCAGGGAGCTCGTCCGCGATCAGCAAAACGCGAGGGGCCTTAAACCCGATCAATTTTCCGTAGGCTTCCTTGTCCTTACTTTTTTCGGCAGCGATCAAAGAAATTCCACTGCGATCTGAACCAGTCGAATCTTTCGTCCCCATATCAAAACGAATCAATCCGACGGAGTCCACGAGCTTGCCCGGGGCTCTTCCTGGTATCGCCTGCCAATAATCTCGGATAGCTCCCCAAATGCGCTTCCGAGAATCTTTCAAAGATGTCGACGTCACGAGCACCATTGTTTTGCTTGGCAAGCATAAAAAATTTACGATTGCCCACACGGCCCCAAAATCAGATTTGCCCGTGCTGGCGGCCCCAGCTATCGCCAAAAAACTTTTTGGTTTTTCCATAGCCTCGCAAGCTTCTTCGAGCATTCGTTCCGCCCACGGGTGCCACACAAATTTTTTCCTTTTGTTGTTCGGCCCCCAAAGCATGTCCGAGATGGCTTTGAAATGCCCCGCTCTACCAAGACCGCCTGGGATCTCTGAAGGCCCTAACCGGAACGCCTTCAAATGCCGCATGAGTTGATTGTCAGTTTTCTTCCACCAAACACCCCACTGCAGTTCTACGTCTGAAGAGGGTGCGGGTGGGTTTACGGTTATAGAACTCATAAAGGTATAATATCCAAGTAACAATAAAACATGTCAATATTGTGTCATGTCAGTGTTTTTGTCGGGTTAAAAAATCCGACAAGAAAAAACCCGCAGAGCCAGTATTCATGCGGGTTGGGGAGGGGAGCCGACACTCGGATTCGAACCGAGGACCGACGGTTTACAAAACCGTTTATACTGGGGTAATATCCTAGAAATACACCTAAGTTAAAAATATCAAAATCAAACATTTAAAATAAAAAGTGGTATATTATTGAATGTCACTAGGATGTTATAAAGTACCGTTTTTTCGCCAATTTTCTGGTATTTTGCGTCATTAGTCCGTCTATACTTTCAACGAGTTACTAGGGGTTTTAATCGCGGTAGCGGTCAAAAAAACCGTTGAACATTTTTTGTCATGTGGTGTCAATACTAGCACAGAAAATTTTATGCCAAAACAAAAATCAAACGGCGAATACCCGAAGCATCTGGTTTCTCGCTACGGGAAGGTTCACATTTATAAAAACTCCAACCGGGGGGCTTGGGTAGTGTATGTGGTGGCCTGGTCAATAGGCAGAAAAAGGCATCGTCTCAGTTTCTCCGACGAGATGGCTGCCTTAAATCACGCCGAACTCGTGCAGGAGCAGTTCAAAAAAGGAGAGCAGTTGGCCACCGCGATTTCATCCAGCAAGGCTCTCTACTACGAGACCTGTGAACAAAAGCTCAACGGCGTGTCTCTACTAGACGCCGTAGATTACTACATGCGGATGCACGGTGAGACTAAATCGGGAGTTTCCCTCCAGAAAGTCAAAGACGAATTTATGGAGGGCGTGAAAAAACTTGGTAACCAGCCACGAGACATCTCCACGCTTAGGGGGCACCTAAACAAATTCGCCGACTGCATGAAGGTTCCGATGGAGTCAATACGGGCCGTTGATATTGATAGGTATCTTCAGGGGCATGAGAGCTGGTCAAATCGAACGCGCATAAATCATCGAAGTTCGATCATGCGGCTTTTCAACTGGGCGATAGAAAAAGAACGGTTGCCATCCAACATGGCGAACCCCGTAGAAAAATCGTCCACATACAAATCGGAGACGACTGGATCCCCAGGAATTTTCACACCTTCCGAGCTACAAAAACTTCTCGACACTGTCGAAGAAGATTGGATGCCATACATCGCTATCGCCGCGTTTGCGGGGCCTCGATCTGCTGAGATTCCTCGACTAGAGTGGGAGTCGGTGTTGTTCGACGAAAAAGTAATTGTGCTCGACGCCAGGCACACAAAAACAAAGCGCCGAAGAGTTGCGCAAATGCCGGACAACCTCGTTTTGTGGCTCAAAAGTTACAGCGGAAAAAAAGAGGGCCCCATATGCCCCTCAAAAAATCCGAACAAAATGACGAACAGGTTGTCTAAAGATGCAAAGGTACTATGGAAACACAACGGACTTCGGCACTCATATGTGTCCTACCAAATGGCAATCCTCCGAGACGCCGCAAAAGTAGCGGAGCAATGCGGAAACTCTCCCGAACAAGTTCAAGCGAACTACAAGGCCAACGCTCTTGAGAGCGAGGCTAAAAAGTGGTTTGCGATCAAACCAAAAAAGAAAGGTACAAAATAAGAGAACCGTCAACACCAAAAAAAACTGTTGACACGAAAAATATCTGGGTATCATATTCAGGTATCAAACCAGAAAACCAAACACTAACATGCCAAATAAACTAGCAGATGATCGTCGGCGAGCGGTCTTCATCGTCGACAGCAAAGATTATCAAGACCTAGAAGACTACGCAAAAATGATGGGGTTCACCGCATCAGTCCTACTTCGAGAGGCAGTATACCGGCTTGCCAAAGAGCTCAGAACCGAAGGCAAGACTATTCTAGAAAGACAACCCCGCCCAGATGAAGGTCACACAACAAAATAAATATTTAATGCGTCCAAAATTATTTATTGATTTTGGTATAATATCCCAAATACAAAAAATGAACCACGATAACACAAACCCAAGCCGACAATAGCACCCTAACACTCAACTGTTCTAGCACAACATGTCAACTCCACACTACACACAAACAAGCGTATCAATCGAACTGCCACAACACCATGAAACCGTATTAGACGAAGCCTCCGAAACAACAGGGCTGACTCGCGATCAAATCGCAAAGGAAGCTCTCAGGCGGCTTTTAAACGAGATCAGAACCGACAAAAAAGGGCACTACCACGCAGTCATATGACAATATCACCAAAGCTAGTGGTGGAATGCGCCGGATCGTTCAGAGTAAAAGTTCTCCAAGGAGGCCGCGTAGAGATTAGCATGGAGGACGCAACCGGAGAGTTAACGGCGGATGATGTCCTTTATGACAAAAAAGGCGCAGCAAACAGGCTGGGCACCACTATTAGGTCCATAGACAATTTTATGTCGCAAAAGAAAAACCCGCTACCTTTCATCAGGAACGCAGGAAGACCTAAATTCCGAGAGTCGGACATTAAGTGGTGGCTCGACCAAGGATGCTCCGTTGCCGCTAGAAGGGCGGCAACGAGGGCTTTGGGTATAATATCCTAATAACATGACAACTCTCGTAGGAATAGACCCAGGGGCGAACGGAGGTTACATGGTCCGGTTTGGCGGTGGTACAACATTAACTGGGCCGCTTCCGGAAACCGAAGGGGACTTACTAAGCCTGATAGAAATGATCAGCATGTCGGAAGCTGATGAGCGGATATGCTACCTAGAAAACTTAGTTAAGTTTACAGGCAACCCAATGCCGTCTTCAGCTATGGCTACATACGCCTCAAACTGGGGAGTGCTAAAAGGGATGCTCATGGCTTTGAAGTTTCAGCTGGTGTTAGTCACGCCTCAAACGTGGCAAAAAGCACTAGGAATGGGCAGCAGCAAAGGAATGAGCAAACCCGAATGGAAAAATAAACTAAAATCAGAAGCTCAAAGGCTCTACCCGACACAAAAAATAACCCTATCAAACGCGGATGCAGCTCTAATATTTAGACATGCAGATTTACAAGAAAGAAAAAAATGAAAACACAAACTAGAAAAAAATACAAAACCCAAAAACAAACCCCAGATCTATATCAAATAGTCTGGAAGCATCAGACCATAGAGCAGCGATTTAAAATGTGGCTCAAAGGAATCTACGACTCTGTTAGGTACTTCCCAGAGGAGAAATCCCCACAATTGATAGCAAAAAAAAGAAGGGGCAGGCCGCGCAAAGACTGGTTATACAACCCAACAACAAACACCACTTACACTAAGTCTACAGGCTGGGAACTATGAACGAAAAAGATTCGGGCCCAAACAGAACCAGAGCTGAAGAACAGCGGTACATAAACGACATGTACATAGCAGGCACAATGTCTAGAGAAGAGTGGAGAGAAAAGACAGAGGAGCTTAGCGATCTGGGGAGGTGGGACGCAAACGGGCGGATAAAAAAATGAGCTTAAGGCACGAACAATACCACGCGCTTAAAAAAACTAGAGAGTTTCTTAGAGAGCTTCTAGTCTCTAAAACTAGGCCCAAAACCTCTCAAGAGTTTAAAGACAAAGCATACTCGTGCCTTAGGCATTTCCCTTTTCTAGATCAAAACGGAAAGCCGATGTTTTCGCAAGACGATTTTGGGCCCGACAAACTATGACGTGCCCTCACTGCAACGTCAAAAAAACATCGACTAAGATTACGGACTCCAGGATGACGGGAGATAGAAAACGCCGTCGAAGAGAATGCCAGTTCTGCGGAAATAAGTTTACCACCTACGAATACGTAGATCTCTACCCCTACAGAAACTCAGGCCCCGACAAAGTGCCAAAAAAGAAAAAACCCGGCCCTAAGGCGCGCCCTAAAAAAGTTAGGACAAGCGAATCTAACTGGCTGCAACGACTAATGGCTAAATTAGATAATGAAAACTCCGTACCCAGTACAACAGTCGCACATAAATCTGCTGTATAGTTCTCTTGTAAAGAACAAGGCGGCTTTAGATGCCTCAGCGACGGGGACTGGAAAAACATTATGCGCAATAATGGTCGCCAAAAAGCTCGGTAGACCAGTCGTTGTAGTGTGCCCAAAAGCAGTTATCCCCGCTTGGAGAAAAGAGCTAGAAGAACAGGGGGTTCCCTCGGCTGCCGTGATAAATTACGAAAAGTTACGCACTGGAAAGTCTGGTCTAGGCGCATGGAACAGTAAAAAATGGGAGTGGGGCCTAAACGAAGAGCATTTAATAGTGTGGGACGAGGCCCATAGGTGCAAAAGCCCCTCCGCTCAAAACACAAAAATGCTGATTGCATCAAAAAGCCACTACAACTTGATGCTTTCGGCGACAATCGCAGACGACCCAACCGAATTGAGGGGGGTTGGGTTCTTATTAGGGCTGTTCGAGCTGCCTAAATTTTGGAACTGGTGCCGATCGCACGGGTGTCGACCTAATCCATGGGGCGCAATGGAGTTCGACAGACGGAAAACGGGGGCTTTAGAGAAAATCCACAACCAAATAATGCCAAATAAGGGCGGCAGAATGACTGTAGACGACATGAAAGGGCACTTCGCGGACAACTTCATTATAGATGACCCGCTAGACTTCTCGGACGACGGTAAAATTAAAGAGCTGTACGAGGAAATGGAGCTTGAGCTTGAGGGGTTGAAAAAAGAGATGGCCGACGACAGCGACAACCCAGCAGCAAAAGCTTTGGTTGCTCAACTCAGGGCACGGCAAGCAGTGGAGTTATACAAAGTGCCTCTTATTTGTAATACAATTGAGGAGATTGTTAACGACGAACACCGCAATGTTGCGGTATTTGTCAACTTTGACGCCACAATAAACGCTATTTTAGATAGACTGCAAAAAACAGAAAGCACAGTTTCTGTAATACGCGGGAAACAGTCTGAAAAAGAAAGGGAAGTTTCTATCTTGAGGTTCCAAAATAACACCTCAAGAGTGATACTTTGCAACATGGAGGCTGGGGGAGTGGGAGTCTCTCTACACGACACAACCGGAGAAAGGCCGAGAACCGCACTTATAAGCCCGAGCTTTAACGCAAAATCTATGGTGCAAGTTCTAGGGAGAATCCATAGAGCGGGGGGAAAAAGCCCAGCCATTCAAAGAATTTTAGTCGCCGAGGGCACCGTTGAAGAGAAAGTAGCGAAATCTGTAAAAGAAAAAATTAAAGCACAAGAAATTTTGAACGGATCTAAAAGTTCGTTGTCTAAAGACGGAGCTGGGGTATATTACCCAGCTGACAACACAGTAACATCACCAATGCCAGAAATAGATCACGCTTCGCGAGCTCACGCAGAACATAGCCCCTCAGCACTAAAGAATTTTGAAGTTTGCCCAGGATACCTCCCAAGAGAGGGGACTAACTGGGCGGCAGAGCGCGGAACTAGAATCCACGAGGCTCTCGAAGCAGAAGATATTTCTAGGCTTGTCGACCCAGACGAACAAGCCATCGCGCAAAAGTGCTACGACTATGTAGCACAACTGGAATCAGGCCACTCTTTTAAACACAAAGAGGTACGATTCGACATAGATTTGGGTGGTGGAGAAAGCACTTTTGGAACCGTCGATCTTTGTCTTGGGTTTCCGAAAAAACTGATGCGATTGGTAGACCACAAAACAGGTTACGGAGCTGTCGAAGACGCGGAGATAAACACCCAAGCCTGGGCTTACACAATTGGTGCATTTCAAAAGTTTGATGTAGACACTATTGAGTTTTACTTCCTTATGCCGGTGCGTGATGAGGTTAGCTACGCGGTATTTAAACGGGAGCAACTCCCTGAGATGCAACTTCGGCTCCAAACAATTATTAAGAGAGCGAAAGACGGGAAGATCTTTAACCCGCAAGCAGGGGTATGCGACTACTGCGGAAACCAAGCCAAGTGCCCAGCACTAGCTAAGAAGGCGCTTCTTATTGCCAATAAATACCCCGAGACAGGTTTTGAGGTTCCAAACGATATTACCGGAGACAAGGCCGACTCTGAGGAGCTGGCGCAACTTTTGAAGTTGGCCCCCATAATGGAGAGCTGGGCTGCAGGGATTAGAGAGCTATCCAGAGAAAGGGCTGTTAACGAGGGGTGGGAGCTTCCTGGGTTCCGTCTGCAAGAGCAAAAGCTCCCAAGAAAAATTACATCAGCTATTCAAGCATACGACGCAGTTAAAGATACTGTGTCGCTCACAGATTTTCTAGCGGCCTGCACAAAAGTAAGTGTGCCGGACCTAGAAGACTATTTTGCTGAGTCGGTCCCAAAAGGGAAGAAAGGCCAAGCAAAACAACAGCTTGTCGACCGACTTACGGACGCAGGCTGTCTCAAGCAAGAGGGCACCACATTTGTCCTCAAGCAAGAGAAAAACTAACAACCCAAACAACCAAAAATCCAAACATCCAAAACATATGGCGTCCATATCATTCGCAGCTAAGCCCCCAACAAAGAAACAAGAAACAGTCGCGCAGGAGGTATCATATCCTAGTGACACGACAGAAAGCTCGCTGGCTGTAGTAGACCAGGGATTCAACAACGCGGTAGCCGTGCCTAAAGGGCCAGCCGTGGCTTCAGGCATCGTTGGAGAAGTCTCTATGCGTGACATCAAGCTTCCACGACTCAACTTGGTGCAGAAAGTAGGCTCGCTGGCAGACAACTTCCAACCTGGCAGCATTGTGTTTGAGAAGACGTTCGTGCTGTCGGACGGTAAGCCCCAAAACACGTTGGACCTGACTCCGCTGCAACTCAGGAAGCAATACCAGAAAAAGACCGCTTGGGGTGAAGGCGACAACACAGAGCAGCCAGAGGTCTACGACACTGCTGAACAAGTCCGTGAGGCCGGGGGCTCGTTGCAATACGGTGACGAGAACTACTTTCAGGAGATCGCCCACATTGCGTTTGCGGTCAAGCTGCCTGAGAATATCGAAGCTCCGGACGAACTTACAGACCTGTTCCCGCACCAGTTCGCGGACGCTCTTTATGCGGTCGCAATGTGGACTGTGGCTAGCTCCAGTTACACGGCCCTTGGGAAACGAATCATTAGCGACTCGGCGATGACTCTCCGAAACGGTCTGCATACAGGGCACTACCTTGTGGGCAGCGAGATCAGGAAGAACGCGCGTAACTCATGGTATGCGCCACGTGCTACGTTTGCAGGTAGGCACACTCCGGAAGCGGCTGAGTTCTTTGCCTCGATCCTGAAGTTGAATTCCTAAAACAAGAAATTTCGAAGTGGGGGCGTAGAGCGCAGAGATGTTCTGCGACTAGGGTTAACTGCATTGGCTCCCTCTGTTGATCACCCCACTTCGAACTCCCCTAAAATGTCCTCCGATAAAAAGCTTTTAGAAGCTACAGAACGAGCTTGCCACAGATGGCTTTGTATACACAACCCCGAATACAGACGGGCTTGGCTGCAGGAATGCGTAATAAAATACAATGCTAACAGATGTAAAGACCTATGCAAAATGTTATCTACTCCCTTGATACTGAAAATTACTACGATTCAGAACTCAGTATAACCACAATGGGAGCGTGGAAGTACACGCGGGCTTCCGAAAATTACATGCTCACAATTTCGGGGTCCGATGGGCTTAAGTACGCAGGAAACCCAAAAGATTTCGATTGGGGCATCCTGAGAGGTAAGACTATAGTCATGGCCAACGCGGGCTACGACCTCACAGTTCTAGAGGCTGAAGGGGAGAAGGGGAACATACCAAAAGATCTCGGGTTTAAAGAGGTCGTCGATGTCCTAGACATGGCTAGATATATGGGGCGTCCAGGGTCGCTGGCTGGAGCATCACAAAGCTTGCTTGGCATCGAGGTAGACAAAAAGACCCGAGCCAACATGAAGGGCAAGCAGTGGGAGACGATGTCGGCGGAGTTCAAAAAAGAAGTCACCGACTACGCCATCAAGGACGCTGAGATGACTCTGAAACTGTGGCTGGAGTTCGGACACAAATGGCCGTGGCACGAAAGGGAGCTGTCTAGGCAAACAAGGGAGATAGGAATGCGCGGAGTTCCTGTGGACATAGAAAAAGCTCAGCAATACAAAAAGCATTTAGAGGGGCTTATCTGGAACGCGGAACAAAGCATCCCTTGGGCTAAAGAAGAGGACGCTAAGATTCTATCCCCAAAAGCGCTGGCAGAAGAATGCCGTAAAGTAGGGATCGAGCCTCCAAAGTCGCTGGCCGTGGATAGCGAAGAGTGCCAGCGGTGGGAGGACAAATACGGAGAAACTTATCCTTGGGTCGGAGCCATGCGAGATTGGAGACGCTGCAATATGTTGTTGAAAAAAGTATGCACTTTTATCAACAGAACCAAGCCGGATGGGTGGATGCCGTTTTCCCTAAAATACTTTGGAGCTGGCTCTACGGGACGGTGGAGCGGGGATGCAGGGTTGAACCTCCAAAACTTGAATAGGAAAGAGCTATACGGGGTAGACCTACGCGGGCTCATCAAAGCCCCAAAAGGCACCAAGATTGTAGCGGTCGATCTAAGCCAGATTGAACCTCGTTGTCTTGCTTTCCTGTCTTCTGACGCAAATCTCATAGACTATATCCGTCAAAGCGACGACCTTTATGACGCTCAGGCGCGAGCTTGGGGCCTGCACGAAGGGCCGGACCCGCTACGTAAAAACCCTGCAAAAAGGTTAATGATTAAGCAGCTGAACTTGGGCTTGGGGTACGGTATGTCGGCATCCAAGTTTAGCATGGTCTCAGGGACAGAGGCGGCCGAGGCAGAGCGACTGACAACGCTGTTCAGGACCAAAAACCCAAAGCTTAAGGCTCTGTGGAAGGCGTTGGAGACCTCGATGAAGCGGCACGCTTCGCGGGGGGCCGACTTCAGCTTAGAGCTTCCGAGCGGAAGAGAGATCACCTATTGGTCGGCCAGCAACGCAGGGGGAGGGCTCACCGCCGTCACGTGCCGAAACGGAAAAATGATGCGTTCGAAGTACTGGTATGGGCTGCTTGTAGAAAATTTAACACAGGCTACCGCAAGAGAAGTATTTGCTGAAAAGCTACTTAATATAGAGGCTGCCGGACACACGATTTTGTTTTCCGTCCATGATGAGGTAGTGTGTCTAACTCGCGAAGAAGAGGCTGAACAATCTCTAAAAAATATTGTCGAAATAATGTCTGAGACTCCGGAATGGATGCCTGGGCTGCCTCTCGCCGCCGAAGGAAGTATCGAGGACAAATACGGAAAATGACAATCGCACAATACGCTTCAAAGTGGGCTGTGGTCGAGCACAAAGCCGAATACAGAAACAAGCCTTTATGGTCTAGGTACGATAGGCAGCAGATATTTTTCAACTGGGCTGTAGATGACGCAGAAAGCCCTATACGAAAAGCCATAGACGCTGGAGCTCACGAAGAAGACATCCATGCTGAATTTGACGCTGCTTTTGAAGAAATGATGTCACTTTTAGCAAGAATGGAAGGCGATAGCCACGCGCACCCAGACGAGCCGCCATTTTAATTTAGCAGGGGTATAATATCACAGTAACAAAAATGCCAACACAGACGACCTATCTCGCAATCAAGAACCTCAGGAGCAACGACGCCTTCGACATCGGAGGCAAGCCATGGGAAGCCAGTATCCCGCCGCGCCCAGGACTCCAGTCGGGGGCGACTAAAGAAGCTTATCGGGTTTGGTGCTCCGACCCAAACACCGACTGGGTCTTCTATACTTTTGCAGAGGGGCTCACCCCATCCCTAAGAGTTTCGGAAACAAATCCGGTCAAGTACCAACACGGCATTATTGCCGACTATGACTCGGTAGTTCCCATCGCCGACGCGAAGCAGATCCTCGCTAACAACTGCCCGGCTGGGCTGGAGCCCACAGGAATCTCTCAAACATTCAGCGGGGGGATTCGTGTGGTGTGGGAGTTCGAAGAGCCGCTGATGTTGGACAACAAGGGTCTCTACGAGTCTTTCATGGCTTACGCAGCAAAAGAACTGCGTGTAAAGAAACTGCTGCCACATTTTGACGAGACCTCCTTAAAGTCAAACCAGGTGTTCGAGATCGGTAGCGACTGGGAGCAGATTCCAGGTTCCCTTCCGATCTCATGTAATGTGGTCCATCATTGGCTGGCCGAATCCGCGCTTAAAGCCAAGAAGGTATCGGATAACAATACTTCAATCCCATACGATCGCATCGCAGCCGAGATCGAGAAACAGTTCCCAGGAAAGCTGCAGGGCGACATTAGAGAAGGTCTACGCGTGCCGCTGTTCTGGATCGACGACGGGATTGACCGTGTCGGTGCAGTCATGGGAGAGCACGGGGTTATATGTTTCTCGGACCGCGCAGGTAAGTCTTTTGTGCCGTGGGTAGAGATACTGGGTAAAAAGTTTGTTTCGGAATACGAAGCCGAGCGCACCGGAGCTGCCGCAGCAGACTTCTGGTATGACGGACGCGCCTATTGGGTCAAAGACAACGACCTATGGTGCCGACTCGTCAGCGAGGAGATGGGCCGTCGGTTGAAAGTCCTGTACAGGCTTTCCAGCAAGAACGGTAACAAGGACACCGCAAGCGAAGTAGATAAGGCTATGGTCGCAATCCAACAGACCAAGCGGGTGCAGTGCGTAGCGCCGTTCGTCTACAATCCGGTCGAAATTCTAGACTTCAATGGAGCCAAGTACCTAAACACCAGCCAACGCAAAATGATGGAGCCCGCTGCAGAGGATGGGGATTTCCCCTGGCTCAAGAAGTTTTTGCTGGAGCCTGGTATCTGGGATAGCGCCGTGGATGAAAACGGAGTCGGCCAAAGAGACTACTTCTTAGCTTGGTTAAAAAGATTCTGGGAATCGGGCAGAGCGGGACGGCTGCTTTCGGGTCAAATGGTGTTCATCGCCGGAGGCGCGGGACAGGGTAAGACCTTTCTATCCTCGTTCATCATGGGCCAGATTTCAGGGGGACATAGCGATGCGAGCGGATACCTGCTAGGGGGAGGGGACTTCAATAAGGAGCTAGTCGAAGTCGGAGTGTGGAGCGTTGACGACGGTATGGCCACTATCGACGGGACTAGCCGAAAGACTTTCTCAGCTAACGTTAAAAAGGTCGTCGCTCAAACCGAGATCCTTTACCATCCAAAGTTCCAAGATGCTACGAAGCTTCCGTGGCAGGGTAGGGTAGTCGTCACCTGTAACACGGACGAAGAGTCTCTCTCGATCGTCCCGACCACGGACAATTCAATCACAGATAAACTCATGCTGTTTAAACTCGGAGAATGGTATCCAAGTTTCCCACCTAACCACGTCATCGAGGCACAGGTCAATGCAGAACTGCCGTTCTTTCTAAGGTGGCTCTCCCAGTGGACCCCGCCACCCTGCATCATGGCATCGTCATCACGAAGCCGCTATGGAGTGAAGTCCTTCCACCACCCAGAAATCCTGGCTCACAGCCAGAGTCTCGCAGCAGCCACCCACCTCCGAGAAGACATTGACACCCTGCGACACCTGAAGGACAGCATCCTGTTCATAGATGGGGCGAAGGTGTGGGAGGGCACCTCAGGAGACCTACTCCGAATCGGCAAGGACTTCTTTGCTACCAGGGCGAGTGCAGCGCAAATGGGCGTATGGTTGGCTCAAGTTCACAAAAGCAATGCAGCCCCGTGGCTGGGTCGCAGGGAAGGCAGGGCCCGGAAGACTCTCTGGATAATCTCCAAGCCGTAGGGCAACTGTTAGGAAAAGCCTAGTAGTTCAAGTCACGCTAGACTTGCAGCCCAGTTTCTAAGCAGACTAGGCACTAATCGCCATTCGCGAATAGCGTTCAGCGCATAAACTCGACATATACGCTTAAACGCATCATAGTATCCAAGGTTGCGGGGCAACCATCACCCCACCAAACCATCCCCCACCAATGTAAGGGCAACAGGGCGAAAGGGATGACCCCAAATGGTGATGGTGGTGATGGTTTTTGGCTATACCGTGCTTCCGGCGCTGTTTTCGCTGTTCCGTCCGTCAGGCGTGTGGGCTTTCTCTATTTCTCTATTATACCCCCCTTTTTATTATAAACCATCACCACCATCACCATTTTAAATATAAGTATAAAAATTATCAACGACTTAAGTGTGGTGATGCCTGCTCAAAAATGCCTTCACCAACCCTCACCACATCACCACTTGGTTTTGCCGCCCTCCCGAGCGGGAAGTTTTGTTCCATTTTTACGCGGATGCTTTGATTTGTTCCCGAGCGGGGTTGCAGGCTTTTTCGGAAAAAAATTTTTCAACCTATCTATGTATAGTGCTCGATCCTGCGCCACGGCCCCACCCCCCTACCCGCGTGGTGTGTGCGCGCATGATGCACGCCGCGTAGCGCGGCCCGCGCACGCAGGCCCTCAGCTTCGCTGAGGGTTGGGGGGTTGGTTTGCCGTCGATCGGTTCGGTCGAATGGCATCGCTCTTTGCAGTGCAGGATGGAAGCCCTGCCGACAATCGAATCGGTCTGAATGCCTCGGCAAACTCGAAGCAAGACATCAGGATAGATCCCAAACGGAAGTAGATGATGTGGATGGAAGAACTGATGCACCTTGCAAGCGAAAAGTCGGAAAAGAGAATGGATAGGATCGAAGGAACAGAGAAACCCGAAAGGGTTAGTCCGCTCTGGAAATGATGGGACTGGTAGCGTCGAAAGACTTTATAGATTTAATCTATATTAAGCCGTGACCATGCCGTAGCGATCAGGGTAAGTATGTTTCGCAGAACAGAAAGCCTCGCCGAAATCGGAAGATATGTGGAACATATCAGCGAGCACCCCACGCCGGATTAAAGTATGGGAAATGTAAACTCATCACTTGAGTTGTGCAGTAAGAAGTTTTCTGAAGTGTATTTACGGCAGTTTGCCTCAATATCAATACACCCTGCACAACTCCTGTCTGGAGTTCTCCTATGCACCGCTCTCCGTTGGAGAGTTGGAGCCAAGTCAAGTAGGAGGATTCCATTATCAGGAGTAAAGTTATGATCACTAAAGAACTAGCTAATGTCGGCCCCATCACTAATCGTCTTTCTGCTAAAGGCAAAGACCTCGGCTCAAGGATTGCATACAATGGCAATCAAACCGCAAGTGAAATCCGTGCTTCCCTTCGGGAATCTGGGTTCAAGGGCAAAGAGTTGACCTATAAGGTCAATGAAATCCTCTCCGGTGAAGCTGATGTTCGCTGGGTTAAGCACGAGCAGATTGTGTCTATTGCTAGAAGCAATGGGTTCGTTCCAGATTACACCGACGCAAGTGCCAAAGGCACTTCTATGACGACTCGTTATGTCCGCCCTGAACAGCAATTCATTGCTGCGTCGGATGTCGCCGAAAAGAATGCCGTGATTGCCGCACTCCAAGCGGAGCTTGCTGAACTCAAGGCACTTGTGGCCCCACAATCCTAACGGATTTCGTCAGACACCTAGCCTCTCCCCTTCGGGGGAGGGGTTGTAGTCTTATGAAAACCTATATGCCCAGCGGATCTGTCCGCTCTAATTACCCTCAGATTGAAGAGATATGCAGGCTCTATCGCAGTGAACGAGCCGAATACATCCCAAAGTCCAAGCTGCCTGACCCAAGCGAGGTGCGTCTCCGCATGGAGATCGCCTTGTTCAAAGCTGATCTCTCACGAGCTGGCTGGCTCCGCGAACAAGCGGTAGCTAAAGCTGTGGCCAGAATCGCTGAGATAGAGTCCACTTGGCCTCAGTTGACGGGTTGCTAACCCGTAGGCTCACCCTCTGCAGGGCTGTCGAGTAATGACACACTCTGGACAAAATCACCCTCGAAATCAGCCTTAACAGGCCCGTCCTCAAGACTACCAATGCCTATTATTGTATTTACCTGTGTTTCGAGATTGTCCAACCCTGCCGCCCTGCGAGCCATCTTATCCACAATATCCGCATCTTTCCAGTTCTTGGGAGGAGCGAGCGTAGCCTGTTGCATAAGTTCAGAGGTTTTCTCGAACATCATACTACGATACGCCTCACCACGCTCCGCCCATGTCTTTCCGACCTGCTTTGCGGCCTGTTTTTGGGTCTCCAAAATGGTCGGTTGCACCTTTGTTGCATGAGATGCAACCTCGGTTATATGGGTCTCTGGCCGCATCTCCATCCATTTTTCCCTAGCTGAACGAGCTTTAAGAGTCCCTTCAGGCACATCGTATTTCACTGCAAGTAAAGGGATTGACATCCCATGTGAGAATTCGATGCGTATAGCATCCCAATTTCGGTCAAGTGCTGCAGGCATAAGTAACGACTTGAGTATGTCATTACCCTGCAACCCTGTCAACCATCAACCCGCAGACCAACAACCAATGAACCTAAAAGAAACGCAAGAGGCTTTAATCAAAGCCATGCTAGTCATCCACAAAGTAGAACATGTAACGACCACCATAGAATTGTGCCGTCTTGGAGAGTGGGAAGACCACCGCCCTGCTTTGGACACTATTCTTCGGAGACTTGCGGAGGCTGGTATTAGAGTTTCCCCTTCTACATCCAAGGACTTAGGCCTACCTGAGAAACCTTTTAACCCTTTCCAAGCAAACAATAACTACCGCATGTGGCAAGAGGAAAACCCTTTATAAAACCCTTTCACCCTGTCGCCCTGTCCCGCTTCTGCAGGGCAGCAGGTATCCAAACAAACCAGAAGCAAACTACACAGAAAGTAAAGCCATGATAACGCTAGACAACACAGCATCCCGCACCATCGACAACTCTGATCCCGACTCGATCATCGAGCAGATCAACCTCGCTGGCTCACGCCACGACATCAAGCAGTCCCTCCAAACACTCACCCGCAAATACCCGTTTGTTGTGGAGTGGGTGAGCTACTCTGATCTGAAGCTGGAAGAGTGGCGTCCAGGCGAGCGGCCTATGGATCTGTTGTATGCCTCGTTCGACGGCAAGACTTTGACCGAGTGCTACGGAAAGATTTGAACGAATCAAAAAACTTATTGTCTATGAGGTATAATATCCAATAGACATATTGGTAACAAGAAACTGCCATGACCAGAAACAAAATCGCAGGGCTAATCGCCCTGTTCGCTGTCGCTTCCTTCGGGTTTGTCCCTGCAGCCCTGTTGTCGCTCGGCATACACGCCGCGCTTATCTCTGCCCTAGCCGCTCTGATTCTCGGAGTGGTAGCCGTCCTCATTGACCCCAACATCTAACCATGAGCGCATCATTAGGCAACACCGCATACAATCTGAAGGTGGCAGACTCATGTGCAACTTCCGGTAAGGGCGGCTCTATAGAGCTAAGCCTTAGCGCCAAACTAACTGTTGAGATGTCGGCGCATTTATGCGCCATCACAGAGCTGTGCATTAGAGGAAAGAACAGGAACAGCGCAGTTCTAGGAAACGCCGACATAAAGTTGTCCGGAACATTTGGCGACGAGAACAACACCGCACACAACTCCGACTGGCTCCGTGCCGTGGCAAGAATGTTAGACCATCTCGCCGACAACATGGACCGTCTCCCAACCCACGAACAGACCATCGCCATGATGGTCGCAAACAGAATGTCATAACCAACAAATAAACCCCTATAAAAATTAACCTTATGCCAATCCAAGTATACGAACGCAATGTCTATGGTCGCCAGACCATTTATCCAGTCGGCCCCGAAGCGGGGCTACTAACCGCACTCACCAAGAAAAAGACCCTTGACCTCGCCGATGTCCGCCATCTGCAAGACCTCGGTCTTGAGGTTGAGTTTGTCCCCGACCCAGCAACCCACCTTTCAAGAGGCCAACAGCTAACCCTTAACCTGCAATAAGCTATGCCAGACCTTAACCTTCCGACTAACCCAAGCGTTCCGCCAGATCAAACAGCCGCATATTACTACGGTTTATTAACAGAGAACAGGAAGCTGGCTAGAGACCAAGTCAAATTCGAGTTCAGATACGCTAAGAAACAACACAAAGCCGCTACGAAGATGCTGGAACGAGCGTATGTCCATATGCTTAAAGCGAGAAACCTAATACTATCGGCGAAAAGAATCGTTAAACATAACCCTTAACCTGCAATGACACCTAACGGAAAGTCACCCCGCCAATGAAAACTAAAAAGAAACGCGTTAAGAAACATTACAGCGACACGGGCATGGCCCGTGCGTTCTTCGATGAAACCCTGTCTCCCAGCATCGTGAGCGTCGGTAACTCCTGTCTCGCTACACCGGATAGATTCTGGGCGTTCGATACCACATTCGCCGCCAAGATTACCCTCGATGGTTCGCCCTACTTCCTAGTGCGAAACAACACCAATGAACCTGCGTATGTGACTACCGCGTTGCACAACGCCATGCGTAGAGATCTTGATGAACAGGAGCGAAAATACCAGCACTTCTATAGACGGGCTGAGACTGATCCTATACTGCATACCAGTCACGGCATCCCGATCCTTGAAGTAGCTAGGGTCGTTCCGAACAGCACGCCTAGCGATTGGCGAGCCGACTGGGTAGAATCTCTGCAGTTTTACTACGAGTCTCTCATTGAGAACAGGCTGGCTCGAAAGAGTGCGATCTGGATCAGCTCCCAATTCTGGCATCACACCAATATCGCGAACAACACGCTCAAGTTTATTGGTTTGCCGCAGCTTACTAGGGATGAACTGCGTGTTGAAGCTATTGAGAACGCCTTAGCAGTTGAGCTGTTCAAGCAGAAAGCAGATGGTTACCAGCCCGACTATTGGCGAAGCAACTATAACTACTATACACCCGCCTTCTTAAAGGCCGCGTAGTTATGTCCGCACTAAACTTCGAGGATGGCACGGTCCTCCCTATCTACAATTCACTGGAGGAAGCGTTTCCCTTCCTCCCAAACGACACAGAAACAGAAACCAATGAGCAAATACAAATCAGTTTACCCGAGCGAAACAGCTCTGGGACAAGCGTTCAGCGCTAAAGCATTCTCGCCTAAAGGCGATCTGTTCCGATCCAGACACGGGTCAACAGCTACCCACACAACCATTCGCACTCCTACTCAGTTCATAGCTAGGTGGGAAGGCAACACATTGTTCAAGACCCGCTATGCTGGGGACGGGCAGCAACCCTTGTGGCAAGCTGTAAACACTCATTACTACACCACCATCTACAAAGTGATGACCGATGTCGGTGAGCCTAGTAAAAAGACGCTCCCTTACATGTGGCGCATCTACCAGTTAGCTCCGCTCGACACCCACGAGGAGATGCTGCAGAAGCAACTCTTGTGCGCTCACAAGACATTCGCCCGAAGCAAACGGGCTAGGGTTCACAACCAGATGTATTACTACAACTGCGCTGTAGACTTGTTCAATGAGTGCATAGACTTTGCTAATGTCTTCCAGCTAATGCCGCCTAGTAAGAACGACATACCCGAAGACTTTATAGCATGGCCAGCGATCGTAGCATTCAAGCTAAAGGCAGACGGGGCGTTCGTTAGAGAGCACCACACCCTGTCGCCCTATTACACTTCAACCCTTTCACCCAGTCAATCCGTTGCCGCCTGACCTTGGGTATCATATCCGAGGCAACACAAACACACAACTAACACACAACACATATGTCCAAGACAAACACAGTTAAAGTATCCACCAAAGCCACCGTCAAACCCAGCCAGCTTATCGAGATCCTCAAGTATTGCGATCAAGCCAATCTGGTTCCCTTCGTGCTGTCGCCTCCCGGCCTCGGCAAATCGTCCATCGGTCGCCAGTATTCCATGATGCGCTCCGGTGACCCCAGCAAATACAAGCCCGTGTATCTCGGTCAGATCGCACCCACCGATCTGTGCGGCTTCCCCTACATCGACCGCGAGAAGAATGTCATGCGCTTCTCCGTCCCAGCCCTGTTGCCCAGCGAACCTAACTCTACGCTCCACCTTGACGAGCTGCCCAATGCCGCCAAGCAGAGTCAGAACGTTGCGCTCCAAGTATCCTTGGAACGCCGCGTCGGTGAGTGGGTAGCCCCCGAGAACACCTTCATCATCCTGTCTGGTAACAGCCAGAGTGACCGCTGCCATGTCGAGAAGCTATCCTCTGCGCTAGCCAATCGTGTCATGTTCATCAACCTTGTGCCTGACCTCGACGACTGGTGCGAGTGGGCTCTGGATAACGGCGTCGATGTTCGTGTCATCGCTTTCCTCCGCTTCCGCCCCGACTTGCTCCACTCGTTTGACCCGCAGAAGTGGGACGGCGAGGGTGGCTTCGCTTCTCCCCGTAGCTGGGAAGCGGCGTCCCGCTTGATACAGAAAGACCCGCCCGCTTCGGTGCGTGTGCCAATGCTTGAGGGTATCCTCGGCGCTGGCCCTGCCGCTGAGTTCGGTGCGTTCCTCGACACCTACGAACAGCTGCCCTCGATCGACGCTATCCTGCTCGATCCATCCGGTGCTGAGGTTCCTGAAACCCCGTCGCCCCGCTACGCTGTGTGTGCCGCACTCAGTCAGCGTGTCACTGGTAAGAACTTCGGTCGTATCCTCACCTACCTTGACCGCTTGCCAATGGAGTTCACAACCTTCGGTGTGCGCCTCGCTTACAAGCTCAAGCGTTCCGAGGTAACCTCAACCAAGGACTTCATCAAATGGGCGACCGACCACAAGGATGTCCTGCTGTAACATAATTTATGCAACCAATGCCACAACCTAAGCCGTTGACTCAAGCCGAGATCAGCGAGCAGATCAAGCGGTCAGAGAAACAAGTAGTCGAGTTGGTCATGTGCCACCCGTTCTTCGCTTCTCTGTTCCTCAACCTCAACCGCGTCTACACCGACGAAGTGGAGACGATGGCTACCAATGGTGTAGACATCTTCATCAACCCTCAGTTTGTCAAAGACTGCTCAGACTCTGACATCCTGTTCACTCATGTCCACGAGGCTATGCACTGCGCTCTCGGTCACCCTTGGCGCAAGGGAGATCGCGACCATGTCAAGTCCAACATGGCTATGGACTACGCCATCAACCAGATCCTCGACGACATCATTCAAGCTGGCTGTCGTAACCTTTCCATGCCTGTTGGCGGTCTACTCGACCCTCAGTATGCAGGTATGGCTTGGGAGGAAATCTACGCCAAGCTGCCACCGCCCCCACCGCCACCACCAGGGGGAGGCGGACGTGGTCAATGCGGCTTCGGTGAAGTCCTCGACGGCGCAACACCACCCGACCCCAAAACTGGCAAGAAGAAGTCCAGCGGTGACATGGCCGCTGAGTGGAAAGGCAAGCTGGCCCAAGCCGCTCAAGCTGCTCGTATGCAGGGCAACCTCCCTGCTGGCGTCGAGCGTCTCGTCGATAGCATCCTTGCCCCCAAGGTTCCTTGGCGCACCGTGCTTCGCCGCTTCCTTACCGAGATCATCAAGAACGACTACGACTGGATGAAACCCGACCGCCGCTTCTTGCCCGACGACATCTACATCCCCGACATCGGCGATGAAGAAGCTGCTGGCGAGATTGTTATCGCCTTCGATACCTCTGGGTCTATTGATCAAGACATGCTCGCTGCGTTCATGGCCGAGGTTAACGCCATCCATGAAACAATACGCCCTATCAAAACGCACTGCGTTGCTTGTGACGCTGCAGTTCACAACACTGCAGAGTTCGGACCAGACGATACTATCATCTTTTCTCCGCAGGGCGGCGGCGGAACAGACTTCACTCCAGTCTTTGACTGGGTCAAGAAGCAGGGCATCAACTGCAAGGCCCTAGTATATCTGACTGACCTCTATGGCAGTTTCCCTACAGCCTCTCCTGGCTACCCCGTTTTGTGGGCTTGCTGGTCGGAGTGCGACAATGTGCCCTTTGGCGATGTGGTTCACGTCAAAGACTAGCTGTAAAGAATAAGTTTACTCCTGTGTAGTTGTGCTAATAGGCGCTGGGTCCGACCCCCTGTGCCGCAACATCAACATAGACTATGGAGCTGCACCCTAAAAAAACGTTATCTGAGTTCACCAAATTATTGTCAGAGCCATCTGAGTTCTTTGCTCGTTCGACATGCGACATGCGGACAACTAGAGCTCGTAAGCTAAAATGGTCGTGCCACTTCTCTCATTGGGCTTGGGGGTGGGATCGAAATCGCGGCCGCGCCCGCTACAGAATATTCGTCACCAAGCAATACTGCAACGCTCTCACACTAACCGACAAAGACTTCAACAAGTTAATCAACGCACTAGCAACCATTAAAAAATTCAACTTATGAGATATAAATCTGTATATGGTTCTCACCATACCCTTGTAACCGCATGGTCAAAAGGGACATTGTCGCCTAAAGGCGACTTTTTTAAGTCATCTACTATGATGTGTGACCATAAGAGTATTTACTCCTATGGTCGTCATTTCTGCATCGCCAAGAAAATTGACGGGAACACAATCCTATTAACTGAGCGAAAATATTCTGTATCAACTGCAAAGCATAGAAACCTTGTAGCCTCCGCGTTGGGAAGCCTGTTTTACAATGTAATACCTGTGCCAACACTCGATCAAGGCGGCCCTAAAGAATGGGTAGAATTTAGTATTAAAGCTGCTCGCGGTTTATTCCAAGAGGCTAAAAAAGCCAGAACTAACCGACCATTCAAGACGGGCTACTCGGTAGAGTATTTTAACAGGGCTGCGCGATACGCTGAAGAATTCAGCGTAGAGATGCCCACCCCTGCAGCCCTGCCACAAGGATACTTGGACTTCCTTGTTGTAGAGATGTTCAAACAAAAAGTTGACCAAACTTCAACCCCCATACCAACCCTTCACCCCTGTTACACTGCTCACAACGGCGCTGTTGCCGTGTGATGGGTGTAATATCTAACTAACAACAAACCAACCAAATAAAATTATGGCTATTCAAATCACAGACAAACTAATCGAAGACATCAACGCGCATATCAAAGAACTATGCAAGACAGCTATTAAATCCGAGTTCGGTTCAAGCAATGAGCACATACCAATTTACATTTGTCACGAAGACAAAGACTTCGCAGATAAAGTGTATTGGGGCGACAAAGTAAACCTCAGAGATCAGATGCCGGACAAGTGGTGCTCCAATATTAAATGCAGCCCTTCAAATTCTTATGGATATTCAGAGCTGCGTATTAAAAACGAAGCGTATCCTAAAATCCCATTGAGGTTTTCGATTGATACGAAGGGGCTTACTTATAAAGCCCCGCCAAATACAAATCAATGGGACGATAAACTTACTTTGTATAAAACTCTCTCTGACAAAAGCCCAATGCCTACCTATGTTTTCGAGCAACTTAAGGCTCGTTGTGAGGTAGCTACCCGCTGGGAAGAGACTGGCAAAAAAGTAAAAGAGTTCCTGCAGACATGCCGCTCGCTTAACCAAGCCGTCAAGGTTTGGCCAGAGCTGGTCAACTTCTTACCCGAAGACCGCCGTAAGCGGCTTGAAGAAGACAATAAACCCAAGGCTAAGAAGGAGCGGACCACCCCAGCCCCCGAAGAAATCCTTGGACAAATCAACCGAGACGAGATCGCTGCCGACCTCGTTGCACTCAGATTCGCAACCAACTAACCCAAACAACAAACATATGACTGCCAACACACAAGACCTCCGTTCCCGCGCAATGCTCGTAACCCTCAACATCAGCGTGTGGAACCCCAAGAAGAAAGACACCACAGCCACGCTTGAGACTCTGATCAAGCACGGCGCATCCTCGTCGGCTGGCGCGTTCATCAAGAACCTCCTGCCCGACGGCTCCATCGACCGAGTCAAGAAGAGCGAGGGCGCTTTGCGCGCTCTGTTCTATAAGCACACCCTGCCGTGGCGCGACGAAGGCATTCGCATCCTTCCGTCCGCTGCGTGGGAAGACTTCGCCAACGAAGAGCGCGAGGTTAAGCGTGAGTTCTACGAGGCTGTCGGCGAGTTTCTGGTCAACTACGATGCTCACCGCAACAGGGCCAAGGCCGCACTCAACGGGCTGTTCAGCGAGAGCGACTACCCGCCAGTCGAGGTTGTCCGCTCTAAGTTTGCTGTCCGTGTGTCATGGTTCCCCCTGCCAGACAGCGCCGACTTCCGAGTAGACCTCCCCGAAGAAGTGCGCCAGCAACTCAGCGCCGAGATTGACTCCGGAGTATCCGAGTCACTCAAGGTAGCTAGCGATGCTCTCTACACCCGACTGGGAGACGCTCTCGGTCGAGTTGTCGAACGCCTCGACGACAGCGACAAAGTGTTCCGTAACACCCTCATCACTAACCTTCGGGAGCTGTGCGTTCAGATCCCCAAGCTCAACGTCATGGGCGACGAGACAATCCTGCGCCTTGTCGGTGAGACCGAGAAGATTGCCAGCCTTGAGCCAGATCAGATTCGTGCGGATGAAACTGTCCGCAAAACCGCCCACAAGACAGCCGGAGACATCCTCGCTGCTATGGGCATCACGCAGCCAACCCAAATGGCTGCTTAACCTAAAACTTATTATCTTAAATTACAGTATTATGCCTAAGAAAAAATCGCCAGCCAAAGATACTATCGCTACTTTAGTAGCATCAAAGATGTCGGGAAAATACCCCGAATTTGTAGACCAACTAATCAAGTTGGTCAAAGAGTTCCCAAGCGTAGAAAAGATTGAGTTTCAATTCAGCGGAGGAGGGGACAGCGGAGACATCGACCATATCGAATATCTTCCGGGCCTTCCCAACCCAGAGATGAAACCTCATTTCAACACCGACCCTGTATACAAAATAGTATACGACGAAGCATCCTGCGACTGGGTTAACAACGACGGTGGCGGTGGGACGCTTACGGTAGACCTTGCGGAAGGGGAAATGCACCTGACCTCCTACTACTACGAGCAAGTACAAAACGATTGCGACGACAAAACCATCTCGCTCCAATAACATGCACCCGTATCATCATTCGTTATCGTCCGCCAAGAAGTTCGGCGGCAAGCCTGAAGACTACCTCGCTATCCATCACTGGTTTGACGAGAGCAAGCGACACTACGCCGACTTCCGGCATCGTGTGCTTCGGCATCACTCGGAAGGCATCTATGCTTGCGAAGAGAAGTTCGGAGTAACAATCACAAACAGCGACGGCACTACGTTGCCTACTCGCTATATCGGTGAGCAACATGTCCGCGAGGACATGGGCTTCATCCCTTCATTGCAGGACTGGTGCTCTAGCATCCAACCCCAAGAATGGATGCACCGCACACCCCAACATACCGACGCCGAGACCAAGGCGCAGGCTTTAGTGGGGGTGATACCTAAAAGACGTATTGAACTTAAAAAGAAACTTATATGAAAGTAACCCGCCCACTCAAACGACCATATTCCTTCACAGCTAAAGTCCCAGGGAAGTTGTTCAACTTCTTTTTCCACTACAATAAACCGCTCTCTATGCAGAAAGGCAGGAATGTCCTGTCGATCCACTTCAAAGACGCGTGCCACTTTGTAGAAGGCTTAAGCTGCAAAGTTCCGATTGCCACTCGAAATCGCAAGTCACAACCCCGATGCGTGATGAGCGGCAAAGCAACAACAATTGAAATCCTCGATGTGGCTGGGGTGCCACACGCAGTTATCAAATAAATTATGATTGCTGAACAAGATGATGTTAAAACAGAATTCGAATTCCACGAGCTAAGCGATGCTTCCAAAGCCCGCGCAGTCGATAGATGTTTCGAGTCTGTCTGGGGCGATTGGCATTCTCACATTATAGAAGAGTGGGAAGACAAGCTCAAAGAACACGGGTTCACAGACGCCGTCATAAACTTCTCCGGATTCCACAGTCAGGGCGACGGAGCTTCATTTACAGCGGACTTTAATTACGTTGGGGATGCAGCTTTGAAATGGCTGCAGCCAGAAGACGTTGCTAAGTTTATAGCCCTTAAAGTTATCTTAAAGATGGACGATGAGGACGCCAACCCAGAGTTGGAGATCATTGGCAAAATAACGCAGAGCGGTCATTACAGCCACGAGAATACAATGGGGGTTAGCGGAGATGTATATCCTGTATCAGAAGGATCTCACGATCCAATAGTTGAGTTCGTAGACTCGATGTCTCACAGCCTGCTAGACGCCGTGCTGCATAAAGCTAAAGATTTAGCTCAAGACCTATACTCTGCTTTAAACGCAGAGTATGACTACCAAACAAGCGAAGAAAACGTAGCCGAATTGAGCCATGCTAACGGCTGGCGCTACGACGAACACGGAGATTTAATATGAGAAAACCAACTGAAGAAGACCTAGAGACATTACTAGAAGCAAGTAAACGTGCACTGCACGAACTAGAAATCGAGAACATCGGCCACTCCCACGTCACCTACTCACGTTTCTGGGAGTGCGACAAAACAATAGACGAAGTTATGGAAGAATTAAAAGACGCCCTACGGCCCTACCAACAATAAAAAAAATTATGGAAAACACAACAAACGAAACCCCATCATGGGAAGAAATAACACCAACACTCCTTGAGTTAATTCATGGAGACAACGACGAAGCCGCCCAAGCTGCTATGCTTGACATCCGTAGGATGGCTAAGCTGGCAGACAAAGCAGCTCCGTTAGCCTGTATGCTAACTACAACACTCGACGCATTAGTAGAGCACGACGACGAGACAACAGAGCCGTTCGTTCGAAAACAGTTCGAGCAGCTATCCGAAAACAATTAAATTTGACAAGGTATAATATCTATGGAACATCTGAGACACAGATCCGAATTGATGGGCAAACACTATTACGGGAGCAATCCCTGCATTCATCCGCTAATCATGGCGGAACTTATGATCCGGTTGGAGAACCGCCGAAAGGCCGAGCCTTCAACCCTGCGACCCAGCAATCTTTTATCTAAGGTGCTATACACTTTGGCAAACCTTTTACCATAATGCTAATAAACCAGAAAGCAGTTCGCGAGTATATCCTCGCTCAAGTCAAACAACTACGTCCTCATCACCCCTTCGAACGAGTTGGCACATCGTTTGTTGCCAGGATTGAGGGAGCTGTAAGGAACGCTGTAGTTCAAGAAATCAAAAACCACCCATCGAAAGGAAAGACATTACAATGACATATCACTTAAAGTCCCTCGCTGTAAAAGCTACCGCTATGATTATAGCCCTCTTGCTATGCGCAGCAGCGGCTTTACTTTTAAACAGACTTATAGGTTACTTAGACTCAGGTGTTACATCGCCTGTGACTTATGTGCTGCCTATCGTTGAAGACGGTAAATCTTTGTCGCACATAAAACGTGCGACATTTTAAACAATCACACCAACAGAAAACTCCAATGAATACAAACCCAGACGACGACATTGACCCAGATACAGACTATGTGATTGGGCTTAGCCCAAAGATGCGGGAGAGAAACTCCGCTAAACATATCTGTTCACTCATCGAGAAAACTATAACCGGAGACCCTGGTGACTCGGATGATTTAGACAGCATTATGCTAAGCGTTTCGTCCTTGCTGGACGAAACCCCCTCCATACGAGTCTACAATCAAGAAGATAGCCCTCCAGTAGTCTCTATGTTTCGTCCAAAGGACTTAAGGCTTCTACTAGTACACGAAGACGAAATAGAAGACCCCCAAGTTCAGACAATAATCCGACATTTCGGATTCGACGGAACTACATTACGCCCTATCGAATGAGTAAACAGCCGCCTCCGCAAATCACTATCATCAAAAAACTACTCCAGTTCCATTGGAAAAAGTTTGTTGTTGCATTGGGCCTATGCCCCGATTGCGGAGGCGCGCTTAGGGCGTGTCGGTTCGGGCGCCCCTACTGCGAAAATTGCGATTTATGACACAACAATACCCAGCATCAGAATACGAAGGAGACGCTTCCGAATGTGGAGCGCTATTTAAATACGAAGGAAAATGGTACGCCCCGAACTTGGAGTTCCGGCGTTTATTAGGTTTTTTCGGAGAGCCTCTTGTAAGAGATGTGATTAGCAACAGTAGAAAAGAGATAAACCCGTCCTCAATTACTGATGAGGTTGCTCAAGTGCTCCATAAAGTCTGTTTGTCACTTAAAAAGTCTAAAAAGTGACCGTCGCACAATATGAAGCCTTACCCAAAATGGACATGCCTACCATGCGGCAAGGAAAACGGCACCCAGCAGCGGGCCGTCTCGTGCTGGCACTACGGCAAATGCGACGTTTGCGAAACCAATGCCGAAGTCACAGAACCACGGGACTTTGGGCATTTTAACAAGTGGTTTGAAAAGAAAACAAAACAAAAAATAACTATAAAATAATATGATACAATACGAGCTACCGTCCATTAACAGCAACTTCCGCACGGTGTTTAATAAAAATAAACCCAGCATTCTAATTGTAGATAACTTTTATGACAACCCAGATAAAATTAGAGAGCACGCTTTAAAACAACCTTTCCGAGAAAACTTGCAGTTTTACAAAGGGCTAAGGTCCCAGGACACACTTCTTTTGCCTTATGTAAAAGAAGAGTTTGAAAGGTTACTTGGGGTAGAGATTTCTGATTGGCTGGGCCAAAGTGCAAACGGTATTTTTCAGAAGACCCTTAAGAAAGACCCTTTGGTGTTCCACGCCGATAGCCAAGACTACGCTGGAGCAGTCTACTTAACCCCAAACCTGCCCCCTTCTATGGGAACGTCTATGTGGAAGCACAAAAAAACAGGGTGTAGGCGACCTCCTGAGCACCCCCTGGAAGTCCAGAATTCCGAGCAACGAAGCTCTAACGAAGTAGTGTTCACGAAAGACTCTTTGTTGGATCCCTCTTATTGGGAGTTAGTAGACAAGGTAGGATCGGTGTACAATAGGTTAGTTCTTTGGGACGCAAAACTAATCCATTCTGCAAGCGAATACTCAGAAGAGACGGAGCGTTTAGTGCAACTGTTCTTTTTTAATATTAAGTGACATAAAATGAACAATCTTAAGTTTAGTTTAATCACCCCTACTCATAAAGAAAACCCATATTTGCTTGAACTATTTGATAGCATAGTTGCCCAGACCCATTCGAACTGGGAGTGGGTTTTATGGTTAAATGGATCTGTGACTAAGTCAGGGCTGCCAGATAGTATTTTAAGTTTTGCCGAAAAAAACGAAGATAAAATAAAGATTTATGAAGCCCCACAAGGCCCAAACTTTGTTGGTTTCCACAAGTTTGAAGCTTTTTCTAGAGGGTCGGGAGATGTCTTAGTAGAAATGGACCATGATGACATTCTTATTGAGAACTGCTTGGAGGAGCTTAATAAAGCGTTTGCAGATGAAGAGGTCGGGTTTGTGTACTCTGACGACTTAAAACTTCATATGCAGGATAAGTTCTACCCGTTTAACCCCAAGCATGGGTGGACGTACGACAAAGTTAAATGGCGAGAAAAAGAACTTTTTAGAATGCACAGTTTCGAACCGTCCAGTCGATCAGTAGCATTTATTTGGTACGCTCCTGATCACGTTCGTGCTTGGAGAAAAACTGTTTACAATGAGGTTGGGGGGCATAACCCAAATCTCGAAATTTGTGACGACCAAGAACTGATGATTAGGACATACCTTAAAACAAAAATGGCTCATATACCTAAGCCACTTTATGTTTATCGTATCACCGGAGACAACACTTGGTTGGAGAAAAATTCTAAGATTCAGACAGAGACGGTTAGAATATTTAAAGAATACGCGTTTAGGCTAGCTGAAAGAGATTGTGAGTTGAAAAACTTACTTAAAGTAGATCTAGGAGGTGGGATTGACCCAAAACCAGGGTACATATCTATAGACCAAAAAGACGCTCATATTATTTGCGATTTGAACGAAGGGATACCTCTAAAAGACAACTCTGTTGGGGTGTTAAATGCTAGCCACATCATAGAACATTTGAGAGATCCTATTAAAACTATGTCCGAGATACATCGGGTCTTGGCCGACGGGGGGTGGGCTATGATTGAAGTTCCGTCCACAGATGGGAGAGGAGCTTGGCAAGACCCAACTCATGTAAGCTTTTGGAATGAAAACAGCTTTTGGTATTACACACAATCGTCAAAAGCGAAGTACATAAGAAACACTACAGTTAAGTTTCAGATTTTTAGAAACGAAACGGTATGGTGGGATAACCAAGTTGCGGTTACCCATTGTTGGCTGTGCGCCATTAAATCAGACAATAAAAGACCAGGGCTTACTGATATATGAAAAAGAAACTACTATTTTATGGGAATTGCCATGCGTCCACAATAGCCACGTGGGTAAACACGTATTACTCTGACAAATATGAAGTTATTGACTCAGAAAGTTCGGGGCTTTTAGATTTTCACGGAACCTATAAAAATTTCGCCGTATGGGTGGACAGCGTTTATAGGCAAACAAGCTACGCTGATAAAGTGCATGAGTGCGTTAAAAAAGCAGATTACTTCATCTATCAGCCTATAGAGCAAGCTGCGTGTGAAGCATTGCATACAAATTACTTAATTGAAAATATAGTTACGGGGGCTTCAATATGCATCCCAAACAATAGGTTCTTTGGCTATCCTGTATGCGAAGCATCCCTGGCTCCGGTATTAAAGTACATATACAAAGAAGTGACTAAAAATAGGCGAGACATATTCGAGTATTTGGTAAATGAAAAAGACCCTAAATTCAGTGAAATACTTTTAGATAAAGCTTCTGTTAGCATAGAAGACAACAAAAAAAGGCTTCAAGAAAAAGCGCACTCAAGTTCAATCAAAATTGACATGACCTCTTTTATCGAAAGCAATTGGAAAAGCGATCTATTATTTGGGTGCCACCATCATCCTATTGGGGTTTACTGGGCTAAGTTTGTAGCAAATTTCTTTTCGGCTATCGGAGAGACTGTAGACGAATCCTATAGAGAATATTTGCGATACCCTTCTCAAAGCAAAGTCTTAAACATTAAAAAGTTTAGTTTTGTAAACGATATGCTCCCTAATATAACTCTGCCCAGTGACATTGATTTAATTCGAGACCCCACTATAGACATAGTGCCTGAGTCGTCTCTAGAAAATTGACACGCATGGCTTAGCAATTACGATAATTACAGCAGGCAGATGGATGACACGACCGAGAGCCTCTCAAAGAAGCGTTCTACTCGGTGGGACTGGGCGGCCTTATCGGCCCTTGACTCCCGAACGCCCACATCTGAAAAGGGAAGCGCGCTCCCGTCCCTGCACCCCTTTACCAAAGATCAGTACAAGCCCAGTAGCCATATTATTTCTTAGCTCGGTTAGCGCTAGCCGACATCATGTGCAGGTTTGATGGTGAGTTGTTCATCGGGTTAGAGTCTTTATGGTCAACGTCTTTTCCATCTCCTTTTCGTGCTCTCCCTTCGCGAACCATGCGACGTCGTGCGGCGTTTCTTTTAGCCCTGCGTTTTTTTTGCATAGGCGTTCCTTGGTAGTTTTTATATTCTTCTTTGTAGTCTCTCATAATTTTTTCCAACAATGTTCCGGAAACTCCATGTTATCCGTAACTCCCTTGTGTAGGATTTCTAAAGGAAGATGCACTTGCGCTTTGTTACTGCAACTACAAACAGCGCATCCTTTAAGAAACGGGTCTTGCCCTGTGCCCCTGCCGCCCACCACCCCTGAAATAGTTGACACTAAGTTATTGCACCCAGAGCATCCCACAATTTCTTGGTTTTTAGAGCAACTTACGCATATGTTTGCTCGGCGCTCAGCTTCCGACTGCTCCACAAACTTACCCCCCTTAGCCATCCAAGTAGATGCTACTAACAAAAAGTTTTTTACATCTGATACTGTAATTGAACGAACCTCGGCATTCGGTGTCTCATCAACATACATACAAGTGCCAGGTTCATACTGTTTGCAAACCTCTGCTTCCAACTCCTTCTCCCAACCAGGAGGCAGAGGGTAACCATTTGCGATACGGTGTTTTCTTACGGAAGACGCCAGATCGTTCCACGAAAGAGACCGAAACTGTACCCCGCTGGCAGGTTCGGTGTATCTAAACCCACCAGACGGGACCAACGATTTATTAACAAAATACATTCTTATGGAGTTCATCGTATATTATTCAAACTATGTTGCGTATGCTTTTGAGGCCTATTACTTCAAACTGCTTATTTGCTGGTACTGCTTATTCGCTTTCGGTTGGGTGTTCTTAAAGACTAAATTTGACTTGGAGTCTGCAGTGGCTCCTGTAGTACAGACCTCGGTTATTATGATTGTCGCGGTAGGCATACCTTTGCCGTTCTTATTATCTAGCTGGGTCACTGGCGACTTGGTCATTCCGAAATAATCGACTGGACTTGCGGGTAAGAGTCTTTCGCATCTCTTAAAGCCTGAATCCTCGCTCTAAAATTAGGGGTCCCCACAGCGTTTTCTAACGCCTCGTTCCCAGGAAACCTGCGCACGTATTTACCGCCAGCTATTTGATTGATGTCGTCGTTGCTAACCCCGCGAGCCTGCATAGCTCCGTAGACTTTGTGTTTAGGGACGCCCATCATAATTAAAGCGTCGACGTCTTTGCGAATCTCTACAAACGCTTTCATCCTAGAGTCGTTAGATTGCCTATAGTCATCTTTTATTTTATCTAGGTCGGCTGTCCCCCTTGTACGGTACTCTTTCGTAGCAAGATTTGTAGACGACTCTAGCATTCGGTTAAATGCTCCAAGTTTTTTGTTCTGGAAAACTTGCAGCAAGTCTACTTCACTCGGTTTCTGGCCCAGGATAGCCCCCTTCAGCTCGTCTTCAATGTTGTAGACCTTCCCGCTAGGAGACACATCCCCTTTATAAGCTTTGACTATACGCTCCGCAAAATTGACAGCTCCAGGCTTAACAGCTGACCAAATCCTATCAGCCCCTTTTTTAAAGTTGTTCCAGTCTGAATCTGCTTTTTCGTACAGCGGATACCCTTCTTTAGTGTATCCACGCGCAACGTCCGCAACGGCCCCAAAGAACAATTGCTCCCCCGTCCAAGGAGCCATAGCCTTGTCCAGCCCAGCCGCCGCCACATCCCAACCAGAACCGCCCTGCTTGTACTCGTTTGTCATGGCAGTGAAAGGCTCTTGTATCACATCAAACGGGTTAAGGTAGCTTAGGTCCCAAAAAGAAACCTTACCGTCTTTTGTTTTACCTGTAAGAGCTACTAAAGCGTTAACCTGCCATTCAGGCAGGAATCTTCGCAAGGCGTCTTCGTCATCATCGTCCAGTTGTGCAAATGAACGGATTGTCCCAGCCGCCGCCACAAGAAGCCCCTGCGCTACAAGCATAGAGCCCATACGCACTAACCCAGATTTCTGCAATACTGGGTTACCGCTTTTGACATCGTCCCACCCAGTCTTAAGTGTGTTTAGACTTGTACGTATAATTTCGCTAGTCCACGATATATACGGAGCTAAGTACGGCTGCCCTTTGACTATGTCTTTTACAAACTTGGGGATCTCGCTATACGTCGGAAGTACCGCCCTGACTCTGTCAGCCGCCATTCTGTCCAAGGCTTCAGGAGTTGCCTTCGGGTAAGCTTTTTCAAAGGTAGCTCGTTCTGATTCAAAAGCCAAAATCTTCCAAAAATCATCCCCAGCTGAGTAGGCGTCTACAAGCCTATCGTTACCTTTTTTTGCAAGGCTCATCAGGGAAGAAAGCTTTTCGTTAAAAGCGTTTTTAGGGTCCCTGTCAAAAATTACAGACGTAAGATCCTTAATGACTGTGGCTTTAACGTTGTCACCCATAACGCCCAGCTTTACCAGCCTTTCGATATAGTCTACTACTTGATTAGAACGCTCAGGCTGCATTCCCACAAGTCTTTCTCCTGTAGTATACATTGAGTTGCCAAAACGCTTAAAGAAACCTAGTTTAGATATGTCGTTTGTTACGTACCCTTGGGCTAACATCAACAGTCCGTTGCCCGCAAAGTTTCTAACGTATGTTTGTGGCGGGTTATAAATAGTTTTAGACGCCATTGCAATTCCGGTTAGCCCTGTAATCCATTGCATTATCGGCTTTTGTTCGTACGTCTTATTCAGCTCGGTAAAAGCCTCTCCAATTATAGGAGGCCCGTACACATCTGCCATAGGATTTGGGTTGGGGGAGTCAGACATGCTTGAGTACACTTTCACCCACCCCAGCGGGCGTCTACCCGGGCTAACACCTTCTTTCCAAAGGAAAGGGGTGCTTCTAGTAAGCCCCATATCTAAAAAATCTTGTTGGAAATTATGGTGGGCTATAAAGCTCGCCATCTTTAGATAAGACTTGGCGTAGTTAACCCCGACGTCTTTGTACTCACCCATAAGCTCGCGGAGCTCTTTGGGGACTTGGCCCCGCAAAGTGATTATAGACGTGTCTTTTTTTCCTGGCACCCTGCCTCCTAAAAACATGTCTGCTGCGCTATCGTCACCAACCCTAAGGTAATCTTCCATAAGATTTTGAACGTCGGTGTCGGCAACTGTAGCTTGAGCTGCTGCTAGAGCTTGCTGTCTTGTAGGCACAGTTTGATTGTTAATGCGGGCGTTTCTGCGAATTTTTCGAGCTTCTTCCGCGACAAGCTGAGCCCTAAACATTGTAGCCGCATTGTTACGTATCCTTTGCGAATCTTCCGAATTATCAGTTAGTATAAAGTTAGCCCATTCAGGGTTATCGAACACTTCGTACGACCTGTTCAAATATACTTCCATGTTAGCCCCAAGAGTGGCTTGTAGATTCTTGCCTACTATGCCTTCTGAAATCATTGTTTTGCTAAGCTGGTCAATGTGCTGTCGCATAGTTTCTACCACATCCCTCAAGTCTTGTGGTAGTTGGTTTAGAGCAGATAGTCTATCGGCTTTCCTTTGTACATTGTTGGCTTGCACTTGACTAATCCGGTAGTTATCCGCAGCCGCTATAGCCGACTGACGTTTTGCCAGATCTGTTTCGCTTTTCGCCGCTTTAACCATCTTTTTCCAGCTGTCGTATTGAGCGTCTGTTAACACGTTGTCGGTGCTGCCCAGAGCTTCTTGGAGCGTTGTTGGGTTAGGGTTGTGCTCCTTCACAAGACGTTGGAACTTTTTAGCCGTCTCTTGAACCCTATAATTAGCGCCTCGAATTTCCGCGTTCTGTTGGGCTATCCTGTTAAATACTTTCTGATCCATAAGCCCCTGTCCAAACCAACCGCTAGCTTTCCATCCAGCAGAGTTCCTTTTCATTCGGCGGATTTGTGCTTTAGAGGCGTTCAACGGGTCTATGCCGATCTCGTCTGCCAGTTCTTGAGAGACAGGGTCACCGACTTTGTAGACTGAGTATGTGTTTCTATTAAAAAATCTAAGGCTTTCACTTCTGCTATATAAGAAATTTTTAAATTCCCCCGCAGTATACACATCGCTCCCTAGCATCCCTTCGTTGTGTACAAATCTCAAAGATGGGTCATCCGGAATTGCATCTATATTTGTTATCTTCCCGTCTACTATCTTGGGGTACCAAAGCCCTGCGCGTTCCCCAGAATAGTGAGGCTTACTCCCTCTAACATCGAGCCGAATATCTGCTAATTTCTGGGAGTTTACTTTAGAGGCGTTGAGTGTTTCTGACCTTATCTCTGTGACATTGTCGCCCAGCGACCCTGTTGCAGAGTTAAGGCGCTGTAACATTTGGCTGTCATTAAGAATTACGGCAGCGAGCCTAGGGTCTTTGGTTAGCTGGTATCTAGCCAGCACCATACGAATGCGCCCCATAAGATAGTCTGCTATGCTGCGAACTATATCAGAAAACTTATCCCCTGTTTTATTCTCTAGGGTTTTAAGGGAGTCTTCGTAAGACTCTCCAGTAAGATAACGCTCTGTGAACATGCGCTTGTATTCGCCCGCCACGGCTACTTTATCCGACAAAAAGTTGTTCCTTCTTTCTAGGTACTCGGCGTCAGTCATGCCGTCGAACCTGCGAACGTAAGCGTCAGCTGTCTCCTGTCGCATTTCGTCCGTCATCACTTCGTCGTGAAACGCTTCAATTTTTTGACGTCCAATGCGACCCTTGCTATCAGGAGTCGAATAGTCATTTATCATTCCGGCGATGTGGAGGTTCTCGTGACCAAGCAGCTTAGATATAGTTTTAGCGGCTTCCTCGTCGTTAAGACCTTCGGTCTCAATAGCTATTGCTTCTGGATCGTATACAATTTCCAGCTCCCCCGACTCACCCATTCTGGCTTGCGCCGGATGCCCGTTAAGGTTCTCAGATTTTACCGGAGTGCGTATAGATCCGATGGCGTTTTGAACCATTTCTTCTACAGCAGCTACTCTAGAGTCTTGGACATCTTTTAAGCTGCCTTTGTAAGCCATGTACCCTTCTTCTCTTCCGAACATTTGTCTAAACGCTAAAATCTGAGTAGGCCGCTCCGCTTGTTTTTTCTGAACCGCTCCTTGCGAAACGACACGAACTCCATCTTTGGCTTTTGTTAGCGCTGAAATAAACGATTTCCCATCGAGAGAAAGGGCAGGACCGTAGGTTTCTACATGGATGTTTCCCCCAAAAGCCGCTCCGGTTCGCGCACCACGAATCTTTGCAACGGAAGCGTCAGAAGTTATACGAATCCACCCTGATTCCTGAGCCGCTTGTACATACGCCAGTGGGGATGGCCCAGCGGCTTTTTTTGCTTGAGAGAAAAACTCGTCACGATCTGGTGGCTCCGTGCCGTAAACCTCCGCCATAGACACCTGTTCTTGAAACTGGTCTTCTATTTCGGAATCAGTGGTTTCGTTTTTAAGAGAGGGCTGCTCTCGTACCAAGTCTTTGACTTTTGACTCGATAATAACGGCCATGCCTTTTTCATCTTTATCCGGAGTGTAATTTCGAAGCCTGTCTGCTACCCATTGTTTAATGTAAAGACCATGCGAAGCCGCAGAAGCCCCTTCATCATCTCTTGAAGTGGCTTCTTCAAAAACATCAATGACCTTACCGTAGGGAGTTACCCAGTAATTTCTCCCAGTTTTAATTTTCTCTGCTTCGGTCTCCAAGCGACTTTTAACAGGTTTAGCCTGTTTTGATTTAGACTCCGCTGTTTTTTTCTCGCCTCCCGTAGCTCGTTGTTGGTAGTCGCGAATTTTAGCGTCATCTTGAGGGTCTTGAGCCAACGCCAAGATGTTGTCCATCGCTTGACTAAGCAAACTGTCGGGTCGGACATTTTGACCGCCAATAAGATTTTTAAACAGCTGCTTTACTTGCTCGTAGAGGTTCTTAAAAATGTTTGTGTTTTTAAGCTTGATGTCCGGCAAAGGAGCTTGAGTGCTCATCCATACCGAAAAGCGCGTGTTCGTAAGCGTTTCCGTAAACAACTCGTCAAGGTCTGACAACCCATAGAACATGTCGTCGCCTCGGCTAAACATCTTGCGAGCTGCTTGAGAAAGCGTTTGCCCTTTTTCTGGCTCTAGCACCTGACGGCGAATGTGGGTAAGAATCTTTGTAAGGTCTCGGTACGCTTCGCGTTCAACTCCAGTTCTGTTGTACGAAGGGCGGAGCTTGTGGAAAGCTACATGGTGTAGGGCTTCGTGAACAATTGTCTGCCCTATCGACCCGCGATGAAAGCTACCTACGTTGACCTGAATTTTACCAGTGCTTGAGCTGTCCCCGCTAGTATAGAGTCCCGCCCAGTTCTTGTCTTTTTGCAGGCTGGCAAGAGTTTCAAACGACACTCCAGAGAAATCTACGTTTGAAGACCCGATAAACTTTGCAAAAATCTTTACAAGTTGAGGTTGCTTGGGGTCTTCAGCTATCCCCAAAAGCACACGTTTAATGTCAAACTTTTCTTGGGTAGCACCGCCGTTCCAATCTATAATTTTATCTACGTTTGTCTTGATTAGAGTGCGCTTCTCTTCCTGATTTAAAACGGCTTGAGGCTCCGCAGATAAAACGCTTTTAGCTTTTTTAGTGTCAACTTCTACCGTTTGCTGAGAAATAAGATCGCGCATTCTTTCGCGCATCCGTGCGTCCATCTCTTTGACAATCTTTGCGCGTGTTGGGGTGAGGTCTTTCCGCTTCTTACCGCCATTAAGCATGGCGAGAGTTTCTTTCCAGACCGCCAAATTCTTTGTGCCGTTCTTTAAGTCTAAATCCCCCAGCTCCTTTTCAGCCTCGGACATAGCCTTAGCAGCAATACTATCATACTCGTTAAGCTCTGGCGCTCCTGCAGGTGCATTGTTTGTAGTGGTCGTAGGGCCCTGAGTGGGAGCGTCTGCATTTTGCGATACCTGAGTATCTAGCGGCACGTCCGCGTACCCCATATTGTCTAAGTTCTGATCCGTCTGGCCCATCAAGTCGCCAACGGTAGAACTACCGTCCCCCACATTTTGATCTAACGAAACGCCAGATCTGGCTCCTGGTCGCTTTTTAAGTTTCGCGACAACTTTCTTTTTGATGTCTGCTACAACTCCAGAAGCGTCCTTGAACTTGCCCTTCCGGTCCACCCCACGCAAACGGGCCATGTACAAATTAGTAGCTGCAACTCCGATTTTATCGGCTAGTTCGGCATCAATAGTTACAACTAAACCGTTATCAGTTGTAACGGCTTCACCAGACAGCGCCATAGCTTTGTCTTGTATGGCTTTTAACGTTTTGGCTACTGCCTCAGGCTTCTCTGTTTCTTGTTTAGAAATAGGCGCGTTGTTTACCCGTTCAGTAAACTTGTCGGTCATCTCGGGAATAGCGACTTCGTCTACTGAAACCCCCGCTTGCTTAGCTAACTTTTTAGCCCTTTTACCCTGTATCTGAGCTTGACTGTTCTTTTGTCGAGTAGGCTCGTGGAGATCGGCGAGCGATTCCCCATTTTGAGTAAGGCCCGTGCCGGAATAAACTACCCCGTAGTTTCCATGCCTAGCAGCAACAACGTACGGATTCCCGCTCTCATCGTACTTAATAAAAATGTCTTCTGGGTCTATATTAGCTACGTCTTCTTTTGGCACGTAGACTCGGTTGACGCCTTTATCTTGGCTCAGTACCTCAGCCATAGTGTTTGCGTCGTTGACAAAACCAGGGACAACTTTTGTTATTGCAACTCCGCGATCGTCTACTTCGTCAGTGATGACTTGTCGAACAGGCAGACTTTTTCCGCTTACCTCCCCCTTAACGCCTTTGAGTTCAACTGGAGCTTTAACAATTTGTTCTGCCGTTATAGGCTTACCTGCAGCGTTAGCTTCGTTCTGCTCAGACTCTTGGCCGACCTTAGCGTAAAACTCCTCGGTCTCCTTAGCTTTTTTCTGCCTCTCGGCTTCTTCAGGAGTGTCCTGCGACACAGCCTGCACCGCAGGCGAAAAGTCCTCAGGTTTAGCACGCCCAGCCGCTAGGTCTTTGAGCCCCTCAAATGGGTCTTTACCTTGTTGGACATACCTCCGTTCTTGCTCGTTTAGTACAGTCGGACGCGTGTCGAAATCGTATACTGACACACCAGTTCGCTCAATGTAGTCCGCAAAAGTCTCGTCACCTTCAACCGCAGGGGCCTCATAGGTGCTACCAACTTGTCGCAGTAAGTCGACCGCCTCCGTTGCAGGGAGGTCAGATAGCAGGGTTTCGGGGTCTAGGTCTTCAAACTCCTCAGGATTTGATTCTGCACGCTTCTGTTGAAGTTTTGCAACCGGAGTTTCGGAAAGCGGAGCTGGAGCTTCGGCGGGAAGTGGTGTAGCCACAGCTCCCTCGGCTCCAGCTCCAGAATCGGCGTTTAGTGCTTCCGTCCGCCCTTGCCCTTCTTCTTGGTTCCGCATCCGCAACTCATTAGAATCACCTCCTTCGATGTTTTGGGGGGTAGTTTGCTGTGGGGAAATTTCTGTGACTGTAGGGGGTGTTGCAGTTTCTGCTACAGGGGTAGGGGAGGGAGTCGTTACATTAACGCCGCGTTCGCGCTCTAATTGAGCTCGCGCTTCTGGGTCTCCCGCTCTGGCTCGCCGCGCTAAATCGCTTTTAGCCTGGGCCTCGGCTTCATTTCTTTTAGCAGTCTCTTCTCGAAGGGCGCGACCATTGTCGGCCATCTCTTGAATTTGCTCGTCGGATATGCCTTCGGCTTGCAGGTTGGAGATGTAAGAGTCGGCCGCTTCTTCAGGGATTCCAGAGGCAATTACCGACTCACGCAAAGTGGGGGGAGTCGTTACAGTCGGTTCTGGAGTCGTTACAGTCGGCTCTGGAGTCGTTACAGTCGGCTCCGATGTCTGCTGATCTTGCTTGGTAGTGTCCTGAGATATTACACCCTCGTTAATCGGAGTGAACTTTTGCTCGGGTTTCTCGTCGTAGGCGTTCTGGGCGTCTTGTGTTGACGGGCCTTCAACTTCGTCTTCTCCCTCCATTTCACCAAGCAGCTCATCGGCGAGTGCGTCTGCTTCGGAAGAAGACTCAGAGTCTCCGAAAAGCTGAGTAGTTTTAATCGCCGCTTCTTTTTCTACTCGTTCTCGCAAAGCGGCGGCTGTTTGGGGAGCCCCAGCGTCTTTCGCTTTGTCAGCAGCTGAGTTTAATGTTTGGCTAGCAGCAGAGAACCCGCCGCCAAGAACTGCCCCCAACGAGTACGCCATAGCTAGTTCTTTATATGTGTCCGACCAAGCTTTTTCTGGGTTTCGATAGAACCGCTCTGAAAGATCTTGCAGAGATTGGTCAGCAGCTTCCTCCAAACCTTCGCCACTAGCTTCTTTGAGGACTTCCCAAACTTTACCGCGTAGGCTTTTTGGGCCTCCTTTTAGCAACACACTTTCAATACCTGTAAAACCACCAAGGCGAGTTATAAGAGCTGTAGACGCCCCGGAAGTTAAAGCCTCCGGCATAGCTTTAAGACGAGCCTGCTCTCTAGTAAGAGAGGGGTCTTCTTTCATGTACTGCGACTCCGCCTCGTCTAAAGTAGCCACCGAAGACCTAATTCCTGAAAGAACTGTGCTAACGTTTAGAGACCGCATAGCAGCGGCCATAGGCCGCCCCAAAGTTTGAGGTATAGAAGCCCCACCAGACCCTACAGCTAGAGCCATATCTTGAACCGCCTCAGCAGCCGCAGGCACTGCTGCTTGCACGGCTTCTCCCACAAACCCGCCGCCAAGCGCGGCTCCAGCTTCCGCCATTTCGTTAGATTTGCCTTTATAGTAATCGGCAGTCTGTCTGAAAGTTTCTCTAACTGGGGCACTAAAGTCCCGATAGCTTTTAAGAAACCCTTCCTGCTGCACCTTTTCGCTTGGGGAAAGCTTATTAAGGCCCACACTATCTAAAAGCTGCCCCATAGCGCCCGGAGCTTCAACCGCGAATTCCCCGAGTCGGTTGGCCATTGAGATAGCGTTAGGGCCGATTTGTGAGGCTCCAAGTGTAGCCCTGTCTAGTAAGCGCTTAGCCCCGCCCCACAAATTGTCTTCGTATTGCCCAGACTCTACCGCAAGGTCTAAGTCTTTGTTCAGCTCGTCGTATTTGCTTTTGAAAAAGCTTTGCACTGCTTTCCCTGCCTGAGGGTCGTCATTATACTCACCAGAAGTCTTAGCGTATTTGTTTACAGCTGTAACCCAGTTACCCAGCGCCATCTGTTTTTTCCATGGACTTAAGGCCTTATACTCTTCGTCAGCCTCTACCTCGTCCCAACTTGGAGGCACCAAAGTTTCTAGTTCGCTAGTCTCCTCATCTTCAATAATCATATTTATTTAGAGCCGGGTAAAAGTGATTTAACAGACATCCGAGACGGCTTAGCAGAAGAGCTTGGTTCAGGGCGCTCTTGTGTATCCCCACCTTTTTTCTTTTCGTATGGGTCTATAAACCTCAGCTGTTTAGACCTCATTTCTTTCTGCATGGCTTCTATGTCAGCATCGTACGCCGCAGAAAGTTTTTCTACGGTAGCTGGGTCAGCGGCCAAATTTGTAGCCAGCTTATCTTTTTCAGTACGGTACGCTTTAATTGTACGCCCCAAATCGTTGACTCGCTCCAACGCTGTATCGTAATCTTTAAATGTCACTTCAGTAGAAGCTACATCATTGGCCGCGCCTCTAGCTTCATATATGTTAGACCCATCCGCAGACATAGATTCGTTAAACGCGGATCTAGCTTCTTTTGACATCTTAGATACGTCATCTCTAGTTTTCACTTCGTTAGAGTAGTCAGTTGTAAGTTTGTTGACCTCTAATTGTCGCTGAGCGTTATAGTCGGAATTAGACCTAGCAATCGCAGCGTCCCTAACTTTATCCCGCTCAGTTTTTACACTGTCAAAAAGAGCTTTTTTAGAATCCAGTACACTCTTAATTTTAGCGTCAAACGGGGCTAAAGGATACTGAGAGATCAAAGAGTCAACCTTAGACTGGTATTCCGGGTCCGTGGGGTCTAACGAAGTCAAAGCTCCAGATACAGCCGACCCATGCTCTTGAGCTTTAACTTTGTCGTTCCATTGAGCCGCTTTAGCGCGCATTTCAATTTGCCTATCGTAAGCCTCGTCTTGCATCTTATCTATCTGCAACAAGTCGGCTTGCCGTTTACGTTCGTAGTCTTCCTTCTCTCTGTTTAGCTTGCCAGACATAGAATAGTAATCGACTTGCTCTTGAGCCAAGTCTACTGGCTTGGTTATGCGTTTAGTGGTGTTAGAAAGTTGAACAGGGGCGTATATCTCCTCGTTGTAATCGGCTTCTGGAGAGGCTACCCCAAAATCTGCAGCGGTGTCTTCAAATAGGTATCCCATAAAATCAAAACAGTATGGACGAACAAAAAAACATTCGCAAGGCGAAAATATAGTTGCAAAAACAAAAACAACAAATAAACTCTATCTTATATGAAAAAGCTAATCGTATTGCTGGCAATCGCCAACGTCGCAGGTGACGCATTTGCGCAATCAGCATCAGATGCTCTACTAGTGTCCCCGTCTAAACCGTTCAATTTTAATGGAGAAAACGACGTGTATTCGGACTTTCAATCAGAGTATGCTACTATCATAACTGCAAAACTGAGCGGAGAAGGGGAACGCCACACTGTCGGGGTGCAGGAGGAAGTTGCTATTTTAAAAAAGCAAAGCGAAACGCTGGACTCGCAGCTCCTTATCTTAGAGCAGAACAACGTCCTTAATTTCGAGGAGCCTTAAATCGAACCTTGGTAAGGATTGAGGCGAGCCAACTCTTTCTGTTTACGCTCTCGCTCATTTTGGACCCCTTTCACAAAAGATTTGCGTCTAGCGTCTTCGTTGTCGTAGGGTCCAAGACCTTTTAAGCTTCCAGCCAGAAAGCTAGAAGCTTTTTCCATAGCGTCTGGGGTAACTAAAGCGCCCTCCTTACCGTTAGTGAACCTGTATCTGCGCAAGGCATCCTTCATTGCGCTTTCTACGAGCCTTGCATTAGAAGCAGCACGTCTCGTATCTCGTAAGTTTTGGTTGGCTAAAGCCTCGTCACTTTTACGCTGCGCAATCCCAGCGAAAAAATTTTCCGATCTTTGTTTTGACAAAGCATCCCTGTCTTTTGCGGCTTGGCGCATTTGAGCTATAGACGTATTCACCGTATCAGCAGCCTTCCTCTGCCGATCGGCCGTCTGGTTCTCTTGCATAATCGTGTTGTTTCTTGATGCGTAGTAGTTCCTAGCAGTATCTAGACCCATCTTAACGCCAGGCGCTACCTCGACCATTTCCCGAGTAGGCATCGGCGGCTTTCCGCCCGCTGCAACAGCTTTGTCGCGCTTATCCCATTCAGAAGAAGAAATGCCAGCGGCAGCCCCAACAAGAGTATCCCCAACAATTCTGGCTTGACCTTTATTTAAAACATCGTTCGCCATGACAGGGCCCCCAATACCAGCTTTTAAAGCCGATTCTGTAGCGGTTTTTAAAGACCCAGTTAAACTACTAGCAACGGCCGGGTCAGACGACCTGTACGCGTCTCTGGACATTGAGTAAGGATTTGCGGCCCCTATTCCAGCTTTTTCATAAGTGCTTCTAGCAGATAGGTAGTTTTTAGCCGCTTCCCGCCTGCGTTTTTCTTCTTCAGACTCTTCAAACAGAGGCTTCGATTTATAGTTTTGAGTTATGGTGTCCATACGCTAGTACAAGTTTCTAAGCTGTCCTAAATTTAATCCGTGAGGAGATTGCTGGAGCATGTATTGAGCAGCTCCGCGAGCTTCCCTAGCCTCACCGTTAAGAATTTCTAAAGCTCTGGTAAAATACTGATCTGCCCGCTCTAGATCGTTGTTATCCTCGTAAGAGTAAGACAGCAACCCCATTTTCAAAGCAGCTTCGTTATCTGGGAGCACCGGATCGCTCTCATCTGTTATAGGTATAAACCTTCTTTTGCACAACAGCTTAACTTCAGTATCAGAATCGTACTTTCCAACAACTTTGTAGCTACGGTCCCCCTGGTCGGAAATACTCAGCACCCCTGAGTTTGAAGACCCGGGCCCGCCAGGTTGAAACTGGTGGAACCTTCCAAACACCACTACAGGAACCCCTCCCACTTGAGCACCAAGGATAGATTCACACGTGGCGGGTAAGTCAAACTCCGTTTGGTCTCCGATTAAGTTTACAACAGACTCTGTCGTTAGACCCTTCCATTTACCTGAGTTGTAGAATCTATTCAATACGACATTTAAAACTAACGCAAAGTCAGAAAACGGTAAATCCACAGCAGGCAGCAAATCTCCAGTTATAGGATCTACTTCAGGCTCCGGAGCCTTCACATACTTGGCCAATAAGGTGTAGGCGTCTAAAGCAGTCATAGCTACCCCTCTGGAGAAACCGCATTCTCTAAAGTCTCAGAGTTCACACCCTCTAAAGCATCAATATCTATAGGGTCAGGCACAACTTCAGCTTGACCTATGGCTTTAGCTAGATCCATAAATTTAACAACCTCGTTTCCTTGAATAACAGTTCGCCCTAGGAAAAGTTTTAGAAGTCCCGCTTGCTTGTCGCTCAGTTTAATATTGTGCATTATTCTTATTAGTTATGGTTCAGTTTGCAACATGGCGCATTTTGTAAAAAATCTATTACAGCTAAATCTTCCGAATGCAAGTCCAAATACCTAGAATTTTCTTCAAAAGACAAATCTTCTAACTTGTATTTGTACTTTATGCTAGTTTCGTTTACTTTCGGATACCCCAGTATACCATTTTCGGAAGGTTTGAACTCTTCTGGGATAACTTCTAAGTCGTACGCATCAGAGAACACTCTAAATAGGAGCTCGTTTATTCTTTGGATTGGGTAGGCTAAAAAATCCACGGCAGACAGGTCATCTCCTAAAGCTCCCACTAAAAACTTGGTAACCCACCCAGGTTCTGAGTCGCTAGACAATAAGAAAGACTTAAACTCGCTAAAAGAGTATTCATAAAAAGGCAGCAGCATCATAGAGGGTATAGAATCCCCTTGTTGTTTATGTACGTAGTACATTGAAAGCGCCCGCTCAAATGGGGTTTTTACTGAAGCAAAATAGGTTAAGTTGTACGGCACAAGTTGATTTACAGCAGCTAAAGTCTCAAACGAATTGTTAGCTAGCATTTCAGACGTAACAACGGCAGCGAACACGTCCAAATCGTCAGACTCCAACATGTTTAAAAATTCGTCGTGCGTCATAGAAAAATGCAATCCATCGACCCTGAACTGCTCTGGAACTTGACTTTTAAACACCACGTAAGCAATAAAATCAGCAGAAATAGGTGGGAATGCCGCAAACTCAATATGAGCCCCACCAATTGTAGATACTAGATGTTTCTTTTTGACTGGGGCGCTATAAAAGTGGCCTACTTCTATGTATCCGCATACAAATTTTGGCACTTCCCTGTACTTATACCAGCAGTAACGTCTTAAAAACGACAACAGGCAACTTCTAACATATATGCCAGCACATTTAGGAATGTGCAGGAAAACGGGTATATTTTTTTTGTCCCCCATAGCTCTACTTAAATAAAGTCTCTAGAGAAATGGACTCTTAGTGCGTCCGAGTTAACCCCTCCGTATATGTTAGGGTGTTTAATTTTCATATCATGCACAGCTATATGAGCTATGTGCACCAGTTCCCTTTTATCAAGCTCTCCGTATAAAGACACGATTCTGTCTTTCCACGGTACGCACTCAAAAGCGTCGGGAAAGTCTCGACCAAACAAACAAAGAAACTCTTGATCGTTAAAATGCCTAAAATCATGTTTTTCTAGTCTATTCTGTAGATTTTGACCCGCTACAAATGCCATTATTTTGCAAAAATTTAAAAATTGGCTGGGGCTTCCGTAAGCAAAACAAGGACAATTATGATTAAAAAAAGTTAACTTATCCCGTCTAATCTCCAAAAAATCTCTGTTAAAAACATCGTAATCTGATACTGAGAAACTCAAGTTTCCTTTTACAGTAGAGTAAGCCAGCCATCTTGCGTAACAAGATTTGCCATAGTCCCCCAAAGGAGCTCCCATAATAGCCATGTGAACAGATTCCATTGCCGAAATAAACTCTTCGTAAAAATCACTCTTCTTGGCATCTTCCACTCCAAGAACAATAGGCTCGAACCCGTGAGCACCCCAATTTAAAACCCACGCGTTGACTAGCGCCTCCTGCTCGGGCCTCCCCAAATCTTCAAAATATGTGTAAATTTTTGGGTTACACCTACCCGACACCACTCTAGCTAGCGAACCGTCGTTGCACCCGTGAACAACAACAGCGCTATCTTTTACAGGTAGCGCAAAACTTTCGTTCATATGGTGCTTTTGCAAGTCGAACCCCTTAAGCCCGCGATCAGAGCAGTGGTAGCCCCCAGTCCTAAAATTGTGCTGGATTAAACCGGTGTTTAAAGACTTCGGGACAATCTCATAAGCGCAAAACACATCAAAAGCTGTGTCAGTGCTAGTTACGTGACGCCAACTATCTATCTCTAAGTCTAATCTAGGTGGGTATACAGCGACCCCCGCTAAGTGGGGGCTCGAAGCAAACTCCGATTTATGCACAACTCCTAAGCATACAGCTTTAGACTCACGGTACTCCAACTCCAACAGGTCTAACCATCCAGAGATTACTGGAGTAGTGTCCATCTCCATCCAAAACCACGGAAGTGCATTTTCGCACCCCGCTAAAAATTTAATAGTTTCAGTCCAATAGAAATTGGGCCCCTGAGGCCACCCTTCAGGGCCATTTTTTTCGAAAACTATCAACTCAGATGACTTAAAATTTAAGCTAAACTTAGTGAGATTTTGAAGCACTTTTTCAGCTACCCCAAAATCAGACGGACGAGCTACTACAGTTAGTACATGGTTACTGTAAGGTCCAAAAACATTTATAGCCTCGCAAAACTCTTCAGTTAAGCCTGCGTCATGCTTTGATACGGGCACTACAATTCTCATTATACTTCTGCAACCCACTTTTGTTCAGGGCACGATTCAGACGCCATTCTAATTTTAGCCCAAGTAGCACAGCCGCACCGTCTGCACCTACCCGTCTGCCTCAAAGCCCCAGGAGACCAAAATTCGCAAGACTCACAAATCTTCGTCCTGGACATAATAGCAGTTTCAGAGGCTGACTTAAACCCATTGTTAGCCCACTTCGCCGCAGCTATAACTGCTGATTTAACCATAGTAGCTGCTCCAGGGTAGCTGGAATTTTGTGAACGTTTCGCTTTTATCTCTTGTAAAACATTATTTTTACGTATCTCGTTTTCTCTTACTGTAGCATCCACAAGCTTTCTCCTCCTGTTAGCTACGCGGTAATCTTCTAAAGCTTTTAAAAACATGCTAGTATCTTCCGGGTTGTTTTCTGCTAGTCTATTTTCCCAGTAAGACAATAGCCTCTCGGGCCCCATTCTGTTAAACCCTTTGGCTAACCAAAAAGCCCTTTTTGTCGGCCTGTCCATGACTGTTAATCCGTACATCAAATTTTTAATATCTTGGGCGTTCATAATTTATACACATCCCCAGTTACAACCGCCTACCCATACAAAACCAACTTCTACGCTGACCCAATCGTAACAATTGTAGTAATTGCACCAATAACATGTAACACCTTCTATAGTTTCGGTTTGCAATGGGTGGCAAGAATTACATCCCGTCTGGTTGCCCCCCCACCACGAATAATAACCAGCCCCCGCCGGAGTGCTGGACATCGCATTATCCGCGCATATATCGTCGCAACAAGAACCAGGACAACTAATTGTTACAGTATCTAAAACAGCCATGTGGATAACTTTTTAATTTTATAGCGTGTTGCCAGTGAGATTAACTTGCACCAATCCTCCAGGTTGGCAACTAGCGCTTACTCCAAGACTTCCAGCCCAAGATTGTAGCGCGCTTAGCTGGGTTTCAACATTGCTTAACTGCTGGGCTAGTGTATTAAAAGCAGTTTGTAGCCCATTAAGAGCCGCGCTGTTAGCCCCGTCAGACCCAGGAAGTCCTTGGCTTCCTTGATTTCCTTGCGCCCCCTGACCGCCGTTAGAGCCGTTAGAGCCGTTAGAGCCGTTAGAGCCTGCGCTACCTTGGGCTCCCTGAGCGCCGTTAGAGCCTTGGGCTCCCTGAGCGCCGTTAGAGCCTGCTGGGCCTTGAGGCCCCTGAGCTCCATCATTTCCGTCATCAGCCGTCCCCGGCGCGCCTTGGGCTCCCTGAGCGCCGTCAATGCCGTCAATGCCGTCAAACCCTGCTGGGCCTTGAGGCCCCTGAGCGCCGTTAGAGCCGTTAGAGCCGTTAGAGCCTGCGCTACCTTGGGCTCCCCGGCTACCTTGGGCTCCCTGAGCGCCGTTAGAGCCGTTAGAGCCTGCTGGGCCTTGAGGCCCCTGAGCTCCATCATTTCCGTCATCAGCCGTCCCCGGCGCGCCTTGGGCTCCCTGAGCTCCATCATTCCCGTCCGACCCTGCTGGGCCTTGAGTCCCCTGAGCGCCGTTAGAGCCTTGGGCTCCCTGAGCGCCGTTAGAGCCTGCTGGGCCTTGAGGCCCCTGAGCTCCATCATTTCCGTCATCAGCCGTCCCCGGCGCGCCTTGGGCTCCCTGAGCTCCGTCAATGCCGTCAATGCCGTCCGACCCTGCTTCGCCTTGAGGCCCTCGATCTCCAGTATTACCTTGAAGCCCTGTGCTGCCTTGTGCCCCTACGATTCCCTGTGTCCCTATAGACCCTTGTAAACCATGCGGTCCTATAGACCCTTGGATACCTACAGACCCTTGAGACCCTTGAAGCCCCACAGACCCACTAATTCCTTGGGGCCCTATTGATCCTTGCCACCCAATAGCTCCTTGCAACCCAAAAAACCCTTGTAAACCTATAGACCCCTGCCACCCTTGGGTACCTTGAAACCCCCCGCCACCTTGGCCTCCCTGCAGCCCTTGGCCTCCCTGCAGCCCTTGGCCTCCCTGCAGCCCTTGGCCTCCCTGCAGCCCTTGATAACCAAATTCTCCTTGCCACCCTTGCAGCCCTTGCAGCCCTTGCAGCCCATTTCCAGATGTTCCTTGCAGCCCTAAAGCGCCCTGAAACCCTTGGGGCCCGTAGGACCCTTGAAGCCCTATAGAGCCCTGAGACCCCTGAAACCCATTAGTTCCTTGTAAGCCTACAGACCCTTGTAAACCATGCGGTCCTACAGACCCTTGGACCCCAACGCCCCCCTGAAATCCTAGCGGCCCCTGAACGCCTATAGATCCCTGCCAACCAATAGACCCCTGAGCTCCCGACGCCCCTTGTGCCCCTACGATTCCCTGTGTCCCTATAGACCCTTGTAAACCATGCGGTCCTACAGACCCTTGGATACCTACAGACCCTTGAGACCCTTGAAACCCCACAGACCCACTAATTCCTTGAAGACCTATAGACCCCTGAAACCCTACAGAGCCCTGTAACCCAAACAACCCTTGTAAACCTATAGACCCCTGCGCTCCGACGCTTCCTTGGAGACCTTGCCTTCCAGGAGTGTTCACAGCTTGCCAAGCACTGTCAGCAGCTTGCTGAGCACTGCTAATTATATTCCCAGACTCATCTACAAACTGCTGATACCTATCATCAATCTCAGCTAGAACCCCAGTAGCCTCGGCGGCGGCGTCTTGAGTTTGGGCTAGAAGGTCTGCAACAGTTTGTTTATCCGTAAACGTCTGCATTCTGTCTTGGCTGGCCGACCAAGCAGACATCGCAGCATTCGCCTCAGATTGAGCGGCTGCAGCAGCTGAAGCTCCTGCTCCGCTATCAGAGCCTTGGGCACCTTGAGCTCCTTGACCACCTTGACCACCTTGACCACCTTGGCGACCTTGCGCCCCTTGAGCTCCTCCTCCGGCCCCCTGAGCTCCCTGAGCCCCTTGATTCCCTGCTCCTTGAGCCCCTTGAGGCCCTTGACCTCCAGCCCCACCCTGACCACCCTGCGCTCCCTGACCGCCCTGACCACCCTGCGCTCCCTGACCGCCCTGACCACCCTGCGCTCCCTGACCGCCCTGACCACCCTGCGCTCCCTGACCGCCCTGACCACCCTGAGCGCCTTGGTCGCCTTGGAACCCTTGCGGGCCTTGCTGTTTTTCCAACTCATCTAGTTGATCTTTGATGGCATCAATCACCCCGCCTAAATCCGCGATTGCGTCTCCTTGTGATTGTACAGTCTGTTCAATAGAGGATACGGCGTCACCTAAGTTGTTAAGGTCAAACTCAATAGTGGCCAGCTTGCCAACTACGTTTTGATACCCCAACACCACTTGGTTTATGGTGAACCCTTGTTGTAAAAGCTCGTTGCCTTGCGCTGTTAGGTCTACTCTTATGCCATCAGTTACAGCAGTTAAGCTATTGAAAGCGGCGTCTGTAGATTGTTTAAAGTCGTTTAAGTCGTTCTGCACAGCATCGATATTTCCAGACCCATCCGCGCCTTGATGTCCCTGGGCTCCGCCAGGTCCTTGCTCCCCATCTGTACCAGGAGCCCCTCTATCACCCTGCGCACCCAGCCCCCCCTGACCGCCTTGAGTACCCTGCGAACCTTGGAAACCCTGCGTGCCACCCGTACCCTGCGCACCTTGCAAACCCTGACCGCCCGAACCCTGCGCGCCTTGAGCGCCCTGCGAACCCTGACCGCCCTGACCGCCCTGACCGCCCTGCGATCCTTGAGCGCCCTGAGCGCCATTCCCGGGCCCTTGAGATCCTTGAGCGCCCTGCAAACCCTGACCGCCCTGCAAACCCTGACCGCCCTGACCACCCTGACCGCCCTGACCACCCTGAGCGCCCTGACCACCCTGAGCGCCCTGAGCGCCATTTCCGGGCCCTTGAGATCCTTGAGCGCCCTGCGAACCCTGACCGCCCTGCGAACCCTGACCGCCCTGCGAACCCTGACCGCCCTGCGAACCCTGACCGCCCTGCGAACCCTGACCGCCCTGCGAACCCTGACCGCCCTGCGAACCCTGACC